TGGAGAACCGTCCTGGGCCGTATGCCCGAGAGCTTATCAACGCTAAATGGACTTCATGGTCACCACTGACTACAGAAGCCTGGGTGAAAGCCAATATGGTCAACTGGGCCAATGTAAGTCAGAACGGCCTCAGCCTCATCCCGGTATACTCTACGCCGACATTCTATAGTTACAAAGCCAGTGACGGCACAGCGGCGACGCCGGAGGCGAAGACATTACCATCGACATTTGACGGTGTGGTGTTCCAGTTACCGTGGGCGTTTAAGAAAAGCCGTACTGGTACTTTTTCAGGGGTCGTCATGGCGATGGATGCTAACGGCGATCTGTATATCAATATCGACGAGAACTACGGTACTAATGCAGACGGCGAGACCCCGGACGCTGCTATCAACTGGCATAAGTTTGTATGGGTGCCTAATGATTTTGTCCCGCCAGATATCCTGCTGCTGGGTAAAAACTCCACCACGGAGGATATCCGTAACCGCGTGAATATGTTGGCCGAGGTTCTGGCCGCAGCTGGGTTAGTGAATATTAATTCACTTAATTAATACCCCCTTGCCACGGATGGCGAATACCTATACACTCAGTGTAGAGTCAACAGACAGAGGATGGGACATGAGACGTTTTGAGTTTGAGGATACACCGATGGCAGACGGTCTCCCGACCGTAACATTAGGGGATGTGGAGCGAGCTATCGCAGATGTGTCGTACACTGTATTGACCAATTCTTCCGGTCAGGCAGGCACTACCACGGTATGCTACATCACCCTGGACAACGGCCATTCTGTTATCGGCTCCAGCGCCTGTGTAGTGGCTGAGAAATTCAACCGCGAGATTGGCGAGAAGCTGGCGTACAAGAAGGCAGAGGACGAGGTGTGGGCTTTACTTGGCTACGAGCTGCGGCTTAAACTGTCGGCGCAATAACGAGCGACTGACGCCCCGGATAAACCCCTGTTGGCCTCGGTCGCAGGGGTTTTTTATTAGGAGAAAGGTATGGCTCAGAAACTTCCGGTCGTCCTTAGTGACGACAAGAGACAGCACCAGCCGCTGGCAGAGGGTGATACCCTACCGCCTGGCATCGTAACGGTTATTCACGATGAATCATTGACGGGGAGTGGCACTACGGCAGACCCGCTGCGTGTCAGCGAGAACTGGCTGGCTACGTTCATCAAAAAAATGTTCTGTGATGGGTGTTGGGAACACATCACTGAAAGCGGCACCGAAGAAGTATCTCCATTCCGGGAAGGTAAGTTTATTGTTACCATCGGAAACGGCTTTGGGATTGTGGACATGGACCAGTGCGCAACTTACACAGCGAGCGTACTCAGTTCAGGAAGCACGTTTAAATTCGGAAACGTGTCCCTCACCGGAGACGCCAATGCCGCCGTTAAAGTCAATTGGGTTGGGAGTTCTACGAACATCGGGCAGGTATACCAATCTAATTCTCAACCTTCGTGGGGTACTGCCATAGCTCCAGAAGATTATCATTTGCAGTATTTCCTGTCTCCATTTGCTGATATGACAAAGACCCCAGGCAACACAGCCATGTATTGTGTCGGCTCTTATTCCCTGGAACCGGGAACGTATGAGGCCACTTTCTATGGGGATGATGTGGCCAGGGTGTATATCGGTGGAAACTATGTCGGTGAAGCCAAAGGTAGTGGAGGTTGGAAGAAGCAGTCGTTTACTGTAACCACTGGTGGGGTACAGCAAGTTATTGTGTTCGATAAGAATATACCGGATAACACACCATCATGGTTCGCACTCAGCATCCTGGACTCTACTGGAGCGCTAGTCCACGCGTTTACTAAGAGCGATTTCCAGTATTCTGTTACAACTGATTTGTCATGTGTGGAGTAATGTATGAAGCAAAGAATCCCTGTTGTTCTTAGTGACGACAAGAGACAGCACCAGCCGCTGGCAGAGGGTGATACCCTGAATACCAGCGCAATCCCTATCAGTAAAGATAGCGGTAACATGATTCAGGCACGCGACGATGGTATTTACTACGGTACCACCGCTCCGGCAGATATCAGCTCGCTGTATATCTCCACCAGCCTGGGCAGCGACACTAACCCAGGCACCCGTGCCGCCCCACTCAAGACAGTGGAAGCTGCGCTGGATATTATAGCCGAGCGTAATGCACCAGGCTCTTACGCTATCCGCCTCCGCGCGGGCGAGACCTTCGAGCCGACACGGCGAGTGTGGCTTGGGGCCGGAACCTGGGCACTCCGATTCTCGTATTATGACGACCCGTTGTTCGGCGATATCCTGGCGCGTTCCGGGTATTATCCTAACGCAGATGCGCGGCTCCAGCGTCCGACTCTCAAGATTAATACGTATGTTCGGGATAAGGCGCATAACATCGTAGACTGGACTGGGGCATATATTCCTGCGGACGGTACTATCACGTTCGAGGGTGTAATTGTTGACTTCTCTCAGAGTGGCGCAGGCGCAATTACTGGTGGTGGCTGGTGCTGGTATGTCAGCGAGCTGCAATTCTCTGGTTGTGATATCAAGTTAGTAAGTGACCATGAAGGTATTGGTTCTGCTAGGTCGATTATTACGCGTCAGTGTAATGTCTCGATCACGGGCAATGTCCAGTTCTTCATCTCGGACTACGCTCCTGGCTGGATGGATATTATGTGGGTACCGGAAGGTGCAACCAACAAAGACCCGTATGGCGAAGGCCCGGATGTTATTGGACGCCCGTACAACATGCGCGATGTGGTAACACCGTCGAACGCTATGGCATTGGCGTCGTTTGACGCTAAGACTAAAACGCTGTTTGGTTGGAATGCTAACTGGGATATCTTCGCAGCCAGATAAGGTAGGTGCGCCCCAGCCTGCCCGATGGATTCCCGGTGGGACAGCCGGGCGAGGATAGCAGGTGGGGCGCAGTTAGATAGTAAAGTGTTTTTAAAGGGGGAGCAACAGATGGACAACGAACTTACTGTTCAGCCGAAGGACAGAGACGACCTGATGCGTCTCCGTCCGCTGTGGTCCAACATCGCACAAGATATCGTGATGACCTCCGTGCCTAACGCAGAGGGGACGGGGCCGCTCATTACTCCGCAGGAAATCTGCGACAACTACAACATCACCCAGCAGGAATGCCTGCGGCTACTGACCCTCCCTGAGTTCAAGCGGATGGTTAAGGATTACCGTAAGCGTGTCGATGCTATGGGGGACAATGCGTCCATAACATTACGGGCACAGATGCTGGCATCTTCCATGATGGAGGAGGTTTATCTTAACGTCATGAAGCAGGGTGCTGATGTGAAGGACCAGATTAAGGTCATGGAGCGCTTGTTCCAGTACGGTGGCCTGGACCCGGCTACCAACGGACAGAACAAACAGAAGTCCGGGGATAGTGGCGGTGGCAACGCAGCAGCTATTGGCCAGGTTATTATCAACGTCCCGGCGGGTATCCCAGGTATGGAGCATGTGCAGCGCCGTGCGCCGATAGAAGCGGAGGTCGCCAATGGCAACGAAGCATCTTAATTACATTCCATACCCGACGCCGATGGCATTCCACTGCGCGACCTCCATGTTCGTTCGCGCTATCTGTGGCCCGTTCGGCTCCGGCAAGTCAGTGACCTGCGTGCAGGAGCTGATGTATATCGCCATGCGACAAGCTCCAGCAGCTGACGGGAACCGTTACGTCCGGTTCGGCATCGTCCGCGCGTCATATCCGAACCTGCGCACCACGACCAAGAAGACGATGGAGATGTGGTACCCGTCCGAGTGCGGCTCTATCAAAGAGACTGCTCCGATGGAAGGCAAGTATCGCATACCGCTACCGGACGATACCGTAGTAGTGATGGAGCTGCTGCTTATCGCGGTAGAGACAGCAGAGGACGTTAAGAAGCTGCGCTCCACTGACTTCACGGCCATCTGGATTAACGAGGCCACGGAGGTTGCGCAGGAGGTGCTCACTGCCGCCACGGAGCGTGTAGGCCGTTTCCCGTCAGACCGCTTCGGCACATGCACTTACAAGGGCGTTCTTCTCGACTACAACAAACCGCCACGCGGACACTGGTTGCGACTGTTGTTTGAGTCCGTGGATACCCCAGCCAACTATGGCTACTTCGAACAGCCACCAGCTGTGTTCAAACATACCTCCGAGGACGGTATCGTAACGTACACCTATAACCCGGAGGCGGATAACCTCAAGGTTCTCGGCCCGGATTATTACCCGGACCAGGTGGCGGCGAAGCGACTCGTCGGGGCGCTCGACGAGATAGACCAGCTGCTGTGCATGATGGATGTTGACGCGAAGGCAGGCAAGCCAGTGTTCACGAACTTTAGCCGTGAGGCTCATGTTGCTAAATCTGTGCTACAGCCTATCCAGGGACAGGATGCGGTCATCGCTATTGATACTTCTGGTATCCACCCAGCGGCGATCATCGCTCAGTTCATGGGCCGTCAGTGGGGTATAATCGACGAGCTGTACGGTGACGGTACAGGCTTCGAAGATTTTATTTATGGTGCGCTTCTGCCAGTCCTGACGCAGCGGTATCGCGGGTGCAAGGTTCTTGCCGTGTGTGACCCGGCAAACGCCAGGAACGGCTACAACGCTACTACGCCTGTTGCGAACTTGATCGAGGCCCGTATCCCGGCTATTGTCGCGCCGACGAACGACATCAAAGCGCGTATCGAAGCAGGGAACCAGATGTTGTCTCGCAACGTTGGGGGCATAATAATAAGCCCAGCATGTGAGCTTCTTATCGCGGCCCTGGCTGGTGGGTATAGATTCAAAAAGACTACAATTGCTGGTACTATTGACCAGACATACTCGTCCACGCCAGAGAAAAATAACCACTCTCACCCGGCAGATGCGTATGAGTACCTGAGCTTACACATCTTGCGCGCGAGCGCGCTGGACGATAGTAGCGATGAAGTCCGCCGCCAGATGCAGAAGCAAGTTAAGGTTAAACGACGGGTGATGTGATGAAAGAACCAGCCATTCAGATTGAGGTACCCAATAGCGCGCAAGACCCGATAGCGGCCATTGTGACGCAGCGGTACAACCAGGCCGTCTTCTGGCGCTCTCAGGAGCGCGTAGGCGGTAAGTCCTTGCGAACGGTCATTGACGAGTGCTTTGACCAGCGAGAGGGCATCCTGTCGGCCTGTGACATGGATATCGTAGAGGAGCTGGGCGTTGACCTGTACGTCAACATCTCCGGCCTCAAAACGTCGGCTCTGGTCGCGTGGATGCGTGACCTGCTGATTAACACCAGTGAGCTACCATTCACCATCTCCCCCACCCCGGTACCGGAACTCTCGGACACTGCCAGGTTAGCGGTACTCAACCAGGTTAAGCGCCAGCTGTTCGGTCAGGGGTATGATGGCGATCTGCTGTCACTCGTTAAGCAGCTAAAGTTTGCGCAGCGCGAGGCGGAGATGAATGCCGCCACTACAGCTGCTGACAGGATGTATCAGCTGATTAAAGACCAGTGTCTGGAAGGTGGGTTCCGCCGCGCACTGTTGAAGATGATTAACGATTTCGCTGTGTATCCGTTCGCGGCTATGCACGGCCCCATCCCGACGATGGTGACTAAGATGGAGTGGTCAGGGTCGAACCTGGTACCGCGTAACTCTATCGAGTTCCAGTTCAGGCCGCTGTCTGTGTTCGACGTATTCTGGACACCGGACAGCCGGGATGCGCAGAGTGGCACTGCGGTGATGGTGCGTGAGCGCATCACGAAGCAGGAGCTATACAAGTGCCTCAAGATGAAGTCGTACATCAAGGCTAACGTGCTCCGTGTCCTGGAGGATTGTGTGTCCGGCAGGCTCGACAGCATGTGGATGAGCCGCAACCGCGAGCAGCCAGATACCTTCTCATGGGGATGGGGTAACGGAGAGACGGTGGAAGTCCTGCGACACTACGGCCTGCTGTCCGGGCGTGAGCTGATGAAGTACGGTATCACTGGTCTGGAGGCGAACGACTACTACGAGTCAACCGTATCCATGATTGGCCCGTATACCATCCAGGTGTTCATTAACCCGAACCCTGCGGTGAATATCCGCCCGGTATTCCTGGCGAGCTTCGAACAGTCAGGCGACCGTATTCCGGGTATCAGCATCTGCCAGAAGGTACGCGACATTGAGCGCGCTTATCTGGCCACACTGCGGTTCATGATGGTCAACATGGGATTCGCTGCTGGCCCTATCGGTGAGGTGGACTATAGCCGTATCCAGCGGTACATGACACCAGAAGATGTCGGCAGGCTGTCGGCATTGACGATGTATCCTGTTGATTCCGATATGAGCGCAGGCTCGCGCCCGGCATACAACCTGCACAGTATCCCGTCCAACGTCCAGTCGTTCATGGCCGTCGGCCAGTTCTTCATGGACTTGGCAGACCGGGTTACGCAGATTCCGGCATCTATTCACGGTGAGCCAGTGGGTACGGGTGCAAACCGTACATTCCGTGGGATGGCCATGCTGTACGGTAACGCCATCAAGCCTATCCAGTCCGGGATTGCTAACCTCGACGATGGGGTGTTCGGCCCGCTTGGGAACCTGATGTACAACTACAACATGCGTTACTGGCCAGATGAGTCCGTGAAAGGCGACGCGAAGATTCTGGCACAGGGTTCTACTGGCCTCATCCAGAAGGAAGTAGCGAAGCAGACCGCGCTGGATACACTCCAGCTTGTCGCAACGGCGGGCAGTGCCGCACAGGGCATGGTCAACCCACGCGCTGTACAGTGGGCGGTAGACACCGCTCTGCGTGCGTCTGGTGTCCCGGCAGAAGTATTGGAAGGCGGAACTCCGGCGCAAGCTGGTGCGCCACAGCAACAACAAACGCAGCTACCAGCTGCTCCTGAACAGGGTATGGAGGTACAACAATGATTAACGGGAGCGTGCCCGTAGTGGGTAAGCAGGTCTACGACATGAACCTGGGCTACGGCAAGATTATCTCTGTCGAGCCTGACATGGCGTTTGTAGTGGATTTCGGGGGGAACCGTCGGCAGCGTTTCTCCGCCGGAGGCTTTGTCGGCAATATCCGACGTGTCTACTGGGAGAACCCGGTAGTGGTAGAGCCGATGGCAGACGACACTACCTGGCAGACGTTCGTCAACGTTGCCCGTCAGATGTATGCGATGATTAGACGCATCAAGGGGGCGTGATGGCTGGCCGCAAACCGATAAAACTGGATGAGGTTGAGTGGGATGGCCTGCTCATCGGCATCGTTATGGTGCTCAACAAAGTACTCCCGATGGAGAAGATTCTGAATAGCCGCTGGTTCCAGTGGCTTTCTGATTTTGTCCGCCGACATAACCCGTGCCACAGCTCGGAAGAATCTCTGGCATGGCGAATCATGTGTTTCCTGTTCCCTGACTGCTGGTGCTGCTCAGGTATTCGCGGGTTTATTTACGGGGTACTGTTTATGGCTGTAGTAATTGGTGTGTGGGGGATTTTATGAATATTGATACTGGAGGTTTCCACACGAGCGCAGGCCCGGCGTGTGAGGACAACCGCCCGGTCCAGAATGAGCATCACGTACTGTTTGATCCATCCAGTACCTTCCTGCAATCTGGCCCGATTGTCGTTCGCCCGAACAGGCCGCTGATGCTTGTGGGGTACATGGTTCCAGAGGGTGCAGAGTTTGTGGTCGAGGGAGTAAGCCTGGGTAGCCGTGCTGTCCAGCACGGTGGCGGTTGCTGCTCTCCGTGCGGGCCGTCACTGCTGTCACGCGCTGCGGCTGACATCCTGTTCCGCGAGCCGATGACTCTCGGCGGTAGCGTGTGGAAAATTAACGAGCTTAACAGGCACCTCGTACTGACACTGCCTGGGTCGTATATCCTGTCTCTGAACAGCGATGAGTATCTGGGCAGCATCCATGTTGAGCTTGTAGAGCTTGGCGAAGTGCAGGCACCTATCCCGGCAGGGTATATGGCCGGGCTTAATTATATGGTAGCGGCGACATAGGGGGGCGGTCATGCGTACAATTAAACTGTTTGATGAGTTCTCGAAGGATGTGTACAGCAAAGCCTTCACCGTGTTCCCTAACAGCATCGCAGTGCTCACAGCATTCGGCCTGGGGAACAAGATTCACCGCGAGCCGAACGAGCCGAAGAACACGCCGCAGCAGTTTATCATCCAGAAGATGACATTCGATGGCGGTGGCATCTTCTCGTCCGGGGACCAGTGCTGCTGTGACGACGAGGATTTAGAGCTGGGGTTCGATCCCAACTATACCTATGTCGAGGACGTAACGCAGTGTGGCGTGTGGAATCTTAACGCATGTCAGAATCTTGGTGCTATCATGTTGCCCGGTACCTACCGCGTGCGGCTAAATGACGAGGGTGGACTGGGGTACGTGTTCCTGAGTTTGACGCGCTACCGCCAGGACGAAGCAGGCTCCGTGCCGCGCAAGATTATTTTTGGGGAGTAACCTATGAACAACTGCTGTGATAACGCATACCAGGATGGCGGCACGATCAACGAGCCGCAGATTCTGAACCCGGAAGTTATCGGCGGAATCCTGAAAGGCGTTGCGCTACAAGATGGCGTGAAGCTGGACGAGCTTACCGCTATTGACCTGGCTTCTCAGCTGTGTCCTAAGCTGCAAGAGTGCATCCTGCAAGCTATCGACGGACAGAGCTTCAAAGACCTCACGCTGGAGAATACCACCTTCCGTGGCAGCATGAGCTTTGACACAGAGTCCGCAGTCGATGTCGTCAATGCGATCTGCCAGCACATGACCGACTGCGTTATCGGCATCATCAAAGATAACGTTATCGACGCTGTGCGCCTCACCAACTTGTCAGTGGATAAGCTGGGTGTGACGGGTGGCATCACTCTGGACGCAGACTCTGCCAAAGCCGTAGCAGATGCGGCGGCGCAGTATCTCGACGACCATATCGTCGAAGTCATCGAAGGCACCACGCTCACCAAGCAGAAGCTGGCCAGTGCCGCTATCAACGGTCTCGACCTGACTGGCGCGGTAACGCTCGACGAAACGGCTGCGGTCAACATCGCTGATGCTATCGCGTCGCACCTGGACGAACATATCCGCAGCGTGGTTCTCGGCGGTGTGCTCGACTCCATCAAGCTGGCGAACGCGTCCATTGCAGGCCTGGCGCTGACTGGTGGTGTTACTCTGGATGCCACGGCGGCTAAGTCTCTGGTGGAAGCGCTGTGCCCAGAAATGGATAAGTGCATCACCGACGCGCTCAAGGCCAATGTCCTGACCGGGCTGACCATTGACGCTCCGAAGATTTCTGGTGCTGTGGAGCTTGACGAAGATGCAGGCACGGCGATTGCGGAAGCTATTCAGGGCAAGGTCAAGGAGCTGGTGGATGCTGCGCTCACCGACGGCACACTGTGCTGCCTGCACCTCAAAGGGGCTACCATCGACAACAGCGAAGGTAGCAACAACACCTGGACGGATACTACCCTGGCTGGTACCACGACCGTCACCGGGGAGTTGATTCTCGGCGAGTCCGCTATCGCAGACCTGTGCCGTTCCCTGACTCCGTGCATTGACGCGCGGTTCAAGGAACTGATGAACGACCTGGGCCGGGTGTACACCGACGGCAAGACCATCACCGGGAACGGCACCGAAGATAAGCCGCTCAGTGTGCTGTTCGACACCGACGTGGATAGCCGCCTGCTCCCTCAGCCGACCACTGCGGACGAGCTTCCCACGACCATCATCGGGGACCGTACACAGCTGCTGGGCAAGCCGGATTATTTCATCCGCGTAGGCGAGCACATTCTTCCGGCTTGGAAGGGCTGATAAAATCCTGTTAGTATATATGCGCCCCCTGTGTAGGGGGCCATAACTGGAGGTGTATATGGCTCGACGCCCTGTAGCGATGCCCTGGCCAGAACCGACCTGCGACCGCAGACAGTCGTTGGGGGAACGTGATGTGATTCGTGAGGAACGTAAGCAGTTCGACCGTTGCCACAAAATCAACACACGTCCAGGGTTCCAGACACTGGCTAACATGAAATTTAACCGGGGATAATATTATGGCATGTTCAGCATGTGGTAACAAAGCGCGCCGTCCCATGCGCAGTAATGTGGGTCAGCCCGTTAACCAGACCCAGCCGTCCCGCAGCAGCGGTAACGGTAATAGCAATGACCGTGGCCGCTCACGCGTGACTGGCCTTCGTTGGAACGCAAAATGATTAAGCCTGACGAACGCGAAGCAAGACTCATGCTTACCCTGCCGCGAAACGAAGCAGGATTCCACGCGCTCGTCAGCGCTATCACCAAACACCGGGACCAGTGTGTGCAGGATTTTAACCTGGCCGCACAAAAGAACGTGTTCGACGAGAGTGTACGAACCTCCGCGCTTGCACTGTCCGGGCAGGTGAAAGCGATGAACGATGTTTTAGACTTACTGAAAAACCTCACAATAGGGGGAGACGATGGCAGCAGAAGTTAAACCAGCACCGCGCCACCACTTCGGCGTAGAGGCAGCAAAAGAGTTCCGTCAGGAGCACACCGCCGCATACAGCGAGACGGGCGCACAAGAACCAGCAGCGCCAGCCGCTCCGGCACAGGAGCCAGCCGCTCCGGCAGCACCAGCCTCCCATGCAGCACCTGCTGCTCCGGCGCAAGAGCCAGCCTCTCCGGCAGCACCGCAGCCCAGCATTTTCGACCTGGGCATTGAGCCTCCGGCCAGTGCGCCCGCCACAGACCCGCAGCAGCCGTCCGAACGTGAGATGCAGCTGCAAGCAGAAATTGAACAGCTCCGCGCACAGAACGGCGAGCTAACTGCCGCACAGCAGCAGGCTATTCAACAGCGTGAAGCCGAGCAGCGTGAGCTGGAAGAACTCAGAGAACTGCGCCGTCAGCAGGAAGTTGATCGGCTGCTAAACTTCGAGGGTCTGGAGATGGATAGCATCGACCCGGCAGCGGCACAGGAGATTGGTAAGAAGCTGGTGCGTCCTATCCTGGAGCGTCAGCAGCAAGCCTTCGAACAGCGCCTCGCAGAGTTGCAGGGTAGCATGGAGCAGGACCGCCGCGAGCGTGAGGCTATCGTTAGCCGCATGTCAGAGAGCGAGCAGAATGCACTTCGTGCAGCAACGAACCGCCGCATCTTCGAAGCCCACCCAGACTTCGAACAGCTGCGCGGCTCCAAAGAGTTTGGCCAGTTCATGAACTCAACTATCAAAGGTTCTTCATTAAAACTGGAGAAACTTATCGCAGACGAATATCATAGTGGCAACGCCGACTTTGTTATTCAGGCGATTAATGAGTTCAAGAAGGGCCGACCGAGCCTGGAAGATATCGCCTCTGTCCAGGCAGCGGGCACCGGGTCTGAACCAGCGAGCCAGGCTAACAATGAGCCAGAGCTGACGCCAGCAGACGTCGAGAAGTGGAACACGATGGTCATCACAGGCGAGATGTCCCGTGCGGAGTTCCGTGAAAATATGGCTAAGTACAGGGCAGCACACGCTCCCGCCAGATAAGTTTAACAGGAGATACTATGAGTGGGTTCAAATCCGCATCGGGTTACGGTGGTCTGGAATCTACCCCGTTAGCGCAAATCGGTTATTACAACCAGATTATCGCGCAGGCGTGGGAGCGTGACTTCCTTCCCGAAATCACGAACACTGAGATTGACGAACGTCTGACTGAGTGTAACCAGACCGTACAATTTATCCGCCAGCCGAAAGTGGGCAAGTGGCGTAAGTACGAAAAGAACCAGGAACTGATCGCCAACCAGCTGACCCCGGATGGCTTTACCCTGGAAATCTGCAACGCCGCTTATCAGGATATCAAGATTGATAAGATGGATATCAAGCGCGCCTGCGAACGCTGGGCTGCGTGGGAAGCCTCCTTCCTGGAATCCACCTACCAGTCTCTGACCGAGATGTGGCGTACCTGGGTTCTGACCGCGATGGTGCTGGAAGCTGCCCCGGAGAACAAGGGTAACAACGCGGGCCTGCGTGGCGACGTGATGCTTGGCCAGCCAGGCGCGCCACTGACTGTCACCCCGGAAAACGTACAGCGTGCGTTCGCACGTCTGCAACGTATCCTGCGTGACCGCCAGCGCTGGGAAGAAGGCAAGATGTTTGTCATCATCCCGACCGCGCTGAAAGAAGTCCTGTCCATGTCTCCGTATGCGCGTGCGGATTGGATGGGCGACTGCGTATCGTGCTCCATGAACATCGACGGCCTGCTGCCTAAGCAGCTGTGGGGATTCAACGTCATCGAATCTACCTATGCGCCGACAGCTGTTGACCAGACTGGAGACCTGGCGTACTACATCATCGCTGGCCACCGCGAAGCGTTTGCATTTGCCGCCGACATCATTGAAGGTCGTCTGGTAGAGCCGTCTCGTACCTTCGGTGTTGAGTACCAGATGCTGGCAGTTTGGGGCGGCAAGGCAATCTATGACGATGCCCTGGCGATTGGCTACTGGACCTTCGGAGAATAATATTATGTCCGACGTTAAACTCTTCATTGGCGGGACTCCTAACCCGCTGTTCCCTAACCCGGACGGTCGCAACCAGTACCGCGAACCGCACGCGCATCGTATCGCATACGAATACGCTAACGGCGAGTTCACCCTGGGCTGGCCGCTGAACCCGTCCGAGGTTATTTACCAGCGCCGTGAGCTGGAAGATGCCGAGTTGGAAGTGGGCGACCACATCCTGCTGTACGTTGTTCCGCAGGAACACCTGCTGACCAGCGTCCTGGCCCGTATCGACGCTGTAGACAGCCGCTTTGCTGGCGCGACCATCAAGCCTACCGCTATGCTGTGGGATGCCGCGACCAAGACTTACGAAGAATCCGATGTACTGGATGCGCTGTTCGATAACCTGACCCTGACAGAGAAGCATGTTGCGTTCGCACAGCTGAAAGCATCCTCTGTCACTGTTCCGGCTGCGGACGTGAAAGCAGAAGACGGTACTGTTGTTGGGCGCACCCCTGAGCAGGTCATCAAAACTGATGGCGGCTACTTCGTACCGACTGGTAAAGCACTGGTCCTGGGCTTCAAAGTCACGGCGCTGCCTACCGACAGCACCCAGAAGTTCAGCTTGACTCAGGCTGTTGCCTCTCTGGTTGCGAAGGTGTCTGGCTTCGATATCCCGACTACCGTCTGATGTAGACGCAAGGTGTGAAGTGATATATATTGGGAGCTGTCACAGGCTCCCTTTTTATTGAGGAATAGGCTATGAAAAATATCGGTCTGACTGCGACGCAAGCGACGACCCCGAAGGCTAAGCCGTCCACCAAACTGCGTGCTGGTGGCATGGGTAGCAACTCTCTGGGCACCAAGAGCACAGTAGTTACCAGCCTGAAAGCAGGTAACATGGGACACAAATCACAACGCCGTAACCCAAAAGCTATTACCGGGTTGCGCGCGCCTAAGTAAGAGGTGACAACGATGGTTCAACACGTATCACGCGCCGAAGAATTTGAGCGTAGCAACAGCTCGGTGTTCGCCGAGCGCCAGGAGGAACTGGATGCGATGGCAACCAAGATGCCTAAGCGCATTACCGGACAGTTCCCGTACCTGATGGAAATCCGCACTGGCGTTATCCATCCGTTCACGGAATCCCTGGCCGAGCGTTCTGACCTGGTGGTGGGCTGCTACAACCTGGACGGCTCGATGGACCCGAACGACGCTGACCCGTACTACGACCCGCAGGCACTGGCTATGCAGGGCGAGCGACTGCGCCGTGTGAACACCGTCGGTCCGCGTACCGTGGCTGAGCAAAAGGCTGCGCAGGCTGAGGCGATCTCCGCTGCGCGCCGCGAAGAACGTGCGAAAGCTGAGGCGGAGTTCGAAGAACGCCTGGCCCGCGAGCTTGCCAAGCGTGACGCCACTGCCGCCGAAGAAGCTAAACCTGCGGCACCGCAGAAGCCGAAGTCACAATCCAAAAAGGCTAAGTCTCAGGTAGCTGACGCTCCGAAAGCCGAAGCTGCACCGAAGGCCGAGGTCGCACCAGCGCCTGCTGACACCCAGGGCGATGCGGGTGAGACCGTGGATAGCTCAGTAACTGACCTGAACCAAGCGTTCCAGGAAGCCATGAAATAAGGAGTTGCCATGTCATTAGAGTCGCTGGTAGAGCAAGTCACTAGCGACCTGAACGACGACGCGACAGACCACGAAAATACTACGTGGGCAGAAAACGATATCCGGGTGTGGGTCGGCGAAGGCATTAGCCTTGTGTACGACAAACGCCCGGATTTGTTTATGGAGCGAGTAGTCATTAAGGTCGATACTTGTTCGATAATTCAGGAAACCTGCGAGTGTGACAAGATTCGCCGTGTCATCGGGCAGGTGACGGAGAAGGGCAGACTCCTGGCTCCGCTGCGTGAGCGCGGCCTGGAGATATCCTTTCAGTGGACAGGAAAGCCGTGTAGGTCCAAACGCAACACCGGGCAAGCCACATTCCGCCTGGAGAGCTACGCAATAGACGACACGACCGACACGCTGTATCTGTGGCCAGAAGTGCCACCAGGTATTGACGTGTGGGTGGAGGTAGAGTGTTCTCACCGCCCTACCCAGGAGGAACTGGAGTCCGACGACTATACCATACCAGAGGGGGCGCTCGTGGCCGCGAAGCAGTGGGCGCTATGGCGTGCCAAGAGCATGGATATGGAAATCTCTGCGTCAGCTATGGCCGCAGCGCAGCGCCATTACCAGGCTTTCTTCGACGTGCTGGGCGTCGCCGCAGAGACTTCCACGATTGTCCATAAGCGGGAGGGTAAATGATGGATACCGTAGTCTACGACGCGTACCCGAAAGTCGATATCGACGAGTTCCTGCCAGAGCTTCGTCTGGAGATACCAGAGCTGCCGGACGATGTGCTCATGTCATACGTCCGCCGCGCGGCCATCGACTTCTGCGAGCGGAGCCGTGTGTTACAGCGCGTGGTCACAATCTGCCTACAGGAGTGCGTGCCCAACTATTTGCTGGAATCGCCAGACTGTATGCGCATTGTTGCGGTAACAGGCATCTGCCGCTCTTGTGGTGGGGACTACCAGCGCCTGACGAGCAGCCCATGTCATGTACCGTGCCTGAACCGCGCCGCCTGGTGGGACCAGAATGAGGGTAGCATCTGGCTGCACCCGGCACCATCACAGCCGGATAATATTATGGTACGAGTCGCCGTGGCACCGGAGCAGGACGCATGTGAACTCGACGCAGTGCTGTTTAACAAATACCGTGAGGCCATCATTGCTGGTACCCGCTCGTTTCTATACGCTATCCCACGACGGGAGTGGAGTAGCCAGCCACAGGCCGACGCAGCCAGGGCAGAGTTCGACCGCCGCATCGCGTCAGCGGGGGTAGACAGACTGCTCGGTGGACAGCAGGGAACCACAACCATGCGGACAGTGTTTAATCGGAGGTCGAGATGAGTAAGTGCCGGACAACGCGTAAGAACTCGCAGTGCGGTGTGACAGTGGTGCAGGAGCCAGCAGCGAAGGGGTGCGCCCCGTTCAATGTGTGCCTGGCGTTCGGGCGCTACCTGACGTGGAACGGTAACTGCTTCACGGTACAGGGCACCCCGACGATAGAAGACGGGTGGTATGGCGAGGTGCTGGTAGAGAACGGCTGTATTGTGGATGCTCGTGCCGCCCGCATACCCACCTACACTCCGGCTCCCTGTGCTCCGGTCCCCGGCGAGTGTGGCGAAGGCGGAGGCAGTGCTGGCGTTACCCTGTCTCCAGACGCCTGCAACCTGCTGGAGTACCAGAGCGGTATGCTCCTCAGCAAGCTCTACTTTGGCGGCAGCAGCGGAGTGACCGTCACCGGATGCGGGACACGCAACTCCCCGCTGCAATTCTCGTTCTCGTCGGATAGCGACGCTGTGAACATGAAGTCCGGTTCTCCGCAGGTGATAACCGTCGAGGGCGACGGATCTATCGCTGCCCCGTTCACTATTGGCATGACCACCGTGGAACTCGCCGCCGGGCAGTATGGCGCATTTGAGATTGACGCCTACGGCAGAATCATCGGGTATGACGAGAGCCGCACCGGCTTGATTGAGGGGGTAAACAACGGAGACGGTGTGAACCTGTCAGTGACTGGCGGGATGTTGCAGGCCGACCTGGTGGATGTCCCCGACGTGGCCGGGCAGTACACCACTGGCGGCTACATGCTCACGGTGGACAACAAGGGCCGCGTGACCAATCTGCGCCGGGAAATCACCATCGACCCGGACACATACCGCCTGGGGAACTTCGATGTCACGCTGAATGAGTACGGGTCTGTAACCGCCATCGAACAGGTGGCACCGGATAACTCCGCCATCCCCGATACCTTCGTTGGCAGCTTCCGTGGGGCCGTATCCTCTACCGACACCGAGCGTGAGATGACCTTCACCACGGAACTTGATGGCCCTATCCACGTCGAGTATCGCGGACTCCTCGGTCGCACGGCGCTGGACCCAGGGATGACCATGACGCTCCCCGCCGGATTCGGTATTGCCATCGACGGGATTAGCCTGGCAGACCCGCTCATTGAGGTGGCTGGCGTGTTTAGTTCCGATGGGGTCGGGGCCAACGCCATCGTGGCCATCCGCGCTACCAGTATGAATGTCATCGCCGCCGGGCAGCATACTGTTACGGTGACGACGCCGACGGCTGTTGTGACGCAACGTGACGGGTTCATGCGAGCACAGATTGTGGGCAGGGGGGCATAATGCTGATTGATACTTTCCGGGGCATATCGCCCCGTACCCCGGAGCATGTGCTGGGGCGTGGCATGGCCACCCGTGCGCACAACGTTGACCTGTCCCACGGCTCTCTCCACCCCTGGCGGGAGCCGCTGGCCATCCGCCAGCTCCCTGCCGGGACCATGACACTAGAGATGTTCGGGTGCTGCGCGTTCGGGTGGGAGGGGTGTGTCAGTGTGGCCCGGTGGCTACCGGACTGCCCGCGTCTGTACATTACCGGGCGCAGCGCGTACCCGGAGGTAGCGCAGGTGAACGCTGGTGAGTGCTCTCTGGACTACCAGCGCCTGGGAGTCCCGATGCCATCCACACTGCCGCTCGTGTCTTACATCACTGTCACCGACAAGACGGTGGAGACCGCACTGCGGACATACGTCTTCACCTATGTGAACAACCTGGGCGAAGAAGGCGCGCCGTCGTATCCGAGTACTGAGCTGGCAGTCAACGACGGGCAGGCAGTCACGGTATCCGGGTGGGCACCGCAACCGGATGAGTACCGGGTGGAGAAGGTGCGTATCTACCGCCTGGCTACCGGGTTCCGTACCGGGGCAGAGAAGGAGCAGGAGTTCGTATCCGAGTACCTGTTCGTCGCCGAAGTGCCTGTGACGGATGGCCAGTACCTGGACACCAAAAAGGAATTAGATCTCCAGTGGGCGCTCCACACCCGCGAGGTGCGCGAGCCACCAGCCAACCTGCAAGGCATCACTGCGGTAGATGGCGTCAGCACACTGGTAGGGTTCGTGGGGAATAAGCTCTACTTCACGAAGAACGGCCAGCCGTGGAACTGGCCACTGGAGCTGGAGATTACGCTCGACGACAATATCGTCGGCCTGGCCTCCGACGACGGGAAGCTGTATATCACCACGACCGGGCGACCGTATATCGTGGATGGCGTGGCAGATTGTGGAGACAGGCCATGCCGCCCTGTCGTTAAGTCTGACTATCCGTTCGCAGACATCGGATGCGGGTACCCCCACTCCAGGGTAGTCACTCCATTCGGTCTGGTGTACTCCACGGCTGAGGGACTGGCGCTGCTCAACAGCCACGAGGCACCGACGCTTATCACCGATCCGGTGTTGGCGGCACGGGACTGGGCGTTGCTGAGACCGGACACCACACGACTGGCGTACTGGCGTGGGTGGCTGTTCTGTATCACTGACGAGGTATCGTTCATGTTCCTCCTCGACCGTAACACCTACCGCGAACAGGGGCAGCTGGCAGACATGACCACCATCTCCGACACGCCAGTCGATATGGTGCTCAGCGATTCAGGGGCATTACTTATGGTAGGCAGTGATGGTATAGTGTCGCAGTGGGACGCGGGCACTACGCTCCGTCCATACGAATGGAGTTGCCCGATTATTACAGGCTCGCACCACTGGTGGCCAGCGGGTCGCGTAGAAGTTGACGGGTCAACGAGACTGACTATTGAGGGTGAGAACGGGGCAATCTTTTCTCGCACAGTGGCAACGAACCGCGCCTTCCGGCTACCTCGCCTGGGGCGCAACAGAAAGCATTACCTCCAGTTCAAAGGCACGGGCGAAGTTGTGTTCACCAGGCTGGGAGAGACGGAGGTAGACGAAAGCAACGGGAGATAACGATGGCAGCTTGCAAATTGATGTGGTGTCCGAAAGACCCGAACGAACTGGCCAGATTCCTGACCGACGACTTCGGACCACTCCTGGCCAAGCATTGGGACAAAGAAACAGCACGCACGGGCGTCCAGCATAGTCTGGACGTTCCGGCGTTCATGGCAGCATGGGAACAACGTGGCATCGCCCTGGTCATGGCATACGACGGCGACAAGGCAGTGGGCTTCATGCCGCTGTATATCTTCCGTCCGCTGTTCATGCTCGGTACGGTAGTGACCGTAGAGCGCTGGTATGCAGAGTCCCCGGCTGTAGAGAAGTCGATGTTCGACTATCTGGTATCGGTCGTCCCGGTACTCGGCGTTGACCAGGTTCATGTGGCGCAGCACGACGGCCAGCATATCCCTGACCACATCGAGCTGGACATGAGCGACGATTACCGGATGAGCAGATTGAAGGTGTAATATTATGGCCATTCTTGGTATCACCGACGACGGAGTAATTTCTGCTGCTAACCTCGCCCGCCTCGCTGCGGTGGCCGTGGCTGTGACTAACACAGCTGCGGCTATCGAGATGGCCGAGAAGCAGGAGAAGATGGCGAAGGACTACCTGAAAATAGCGCAGGAGCAGAACCAGTATTACTACGACGTATATGTCCCCTGCGAAGATGCTGAGCTAGAGGAGGCGTGCAGTGCCGCCACCTACGAGCAGCACCAGGACATTCAGGTGGGACGCTATAAGACTACGGTTCGGCAGGCGTTCGCCAACCAGCCGGAGAAGCAGCTACAGTGTATTAGCCGCTACTGTAGTGGCAAGCGCGCAGCCGTCATCAAAGATACCATGATGGCCGAAGCGCAGGCGCTGTCTGCTGCCGGGAACCTGGGGCGTCGCTACGAGGAACAATACGCTGACGCTAAGGATGACCTACGCTGGGCACGCCGTGCGCAGGCTCTGGCGCGAGGCCGCGATATGATGGCACAGGCAGTTAACTTCGCCGGGTTCGCCTACGGCCTGTTTGGCAGGCTGGGGGACCAGGCCGCTAAGGGGGCGGCAGGGGCTATCGGGTACCTGGGGTATGCGAGCGCCAGGAACGAGACTGTCTACCCGACGCGACAGCCGATTAGTCGCCCGCAGCAGCAGGTGCTGGGCCAGTCCTTCCCGCTACCACAACCAGAGCTGGAGGTAATGCCTACTCCGACTCCACGGCCTACGCGACGCATTAGGGGGTAATCATGGCTTGCGCATGTGCTGCTGGTAACTGGTCCACCGGGAAGGTGACGACCAATACCGTAAACACAGAGAACGTCAAGACGTTCCTGGGGATGAAGTCTAAGTATTCGGACGACGACAGATCAGGCTTCTATCCTAACCCGAAGGTGACGGACACCGGGGTGAAGGGGAACGCAACCTGGTCCAGCCTGGCGGCTACTGCTGTCGCCACAATCAATACCATCGCGGCGATTAAGATTGCTAATAAGCAATACGACATCGCCAGGTCGTATTACAAAATGGCCAGGCAGAAGTGGGACCGTTTCAAGGATAAGTACATGCCGTGCGAGCGCACGGAGATGAACGAAGCGTGCAACACGCCGGAGTATACGAAAGACTACGACGGCAAGTCCGCGACCTGGAAGCAGGAAGTGACCCGCAACTTTGGCAACGCGCGGGCCGGGATAGACCGACTCAACGCGCTGTATTGCATCTGCCCCGACCCATCGCTGGCGCAGGATATGGCGCTCATGGAGAGCCTGGCGGCGGTCGATACTGCCAACTTCGCGTACCGCTATGAGGAACACCGTAAGGACGCTAAGGACGATATCCGCTGGACGCGCAGGCAGCAGGCACTCAACCGTGGGCGTGACCTGCAATCCGCTGCCGCCCGGTATGCAGAGGCAGCAGCTAACGCGTATGGCGACGTAGGGGCTAAGATTGGCCAGGCCGCGTCGGGTGCTATGGAAGCCATCGGTTACTTCAACAACCGCAATGACACCGTGTACCCACAGCGCAGTCCGCTACAGCGCCCGTCAGCATCTATGATGGGTGGCGCATTTATCGGGGCACAGCCAGAGAACGGGCAGTACGGATTCATCTTCAACGACCCGATGCAAATCAACACGCAGATTGATAATTACGGCAACCCGTTCACGCCGTATACTACTAACGATTCGATCACCAGTATGGCTGGCGCGCAACAGCCGTCATCGTCAGGGGGTTAACATGATTTATTTGCCAGTGGACTTGTTTAGTCCATACATCAAGGGTCGTGAATATGCTATCGACCGCAACTGGAATGACCTTAACCAGTCCAACCAGGTCGAGCAGGGGTGGCTGAACAACGATGCCCGCCAGCTCAACAACTGGTTTGCAGAGGATACCTACGGCGACCGCCTGGCGTCATCCAACGCTAAGGGGCGCATCGACCAGAACAGTGCGACAGGCTCTGACCTGAATACGCAGATTGCCCTGGCGGGCCAGCCTGGGGCACTGGCGCAGGCGCAGATGGGTTCGGATTACCAACAGGCGCTGCGCCAGGCAACGCAACCGTATATCGCGCCTATGGCGAGCAACAACGCGCTGTTCACCTATGGGCAGTCGGCTGACCGTGCCGCCCAGGGTAGCGCCGCTATCGCTACTGCGCCGCAGTTCAGGCGGCAGACTGCTGACAATAACGTGGCTGCGGCCAACTATCAGGGTCAGGTTATCCAGAATAACCAGCAGCTACTGCCGATGCAGACAGCGGTACAGCAGGGAGACCTCCAGCTTCGCCAGACGGTAAACGACCACCTGCAACAGAACCCCACGGTGTTGTTTCCGCAGCAGGCTCCGCAGGTGCAGCAGGGTGTTGGGGCAGTGCCTACAGCGTCCACCAGCGATACGGCGATCTACTCGCAGGTGTCGCAGATTCCCGTTGGGCGACAAGTCCAGCTGAATGTTGGCGGCGCAGCAGTTACCGCTGGCCGGGATAACAACGGCGTCTATGTGGTAGAGAATAACCAGAAGCGTTATATCAGCGCTCCGGCAACACCAGCTAATACCACTACCACAACTAACACGTTCAGCTTTGGGGGTCTCAAGTAATGGCGGATAAGGTTAACTACGATGCCCTCCGTACCAACCAGCAGGTTCAGCAGTTCCTGGACGTGCTGGCCAAAGGTGAAGGCACGGCGGGCAAAGGGGACAATGGGTACAACATCGGGTTCGGGGGCACGGAGTTTACCAGCTATTCTGACCACCCACGCACTGTCCGCGAGTTCCGGCAGACCGACGGGAAGATGAATAAGACAACCGCCGCCGGGCGCTACCAGTTCCTGGGGAGTACCTGGGACGATGTGGCACCTGTGGTGGGCGCGAAGGATTTCAGCCCAGCCAACCAGGACAAGGCTGCTATCGAGCTTATCCGTCGTGCCGGGGCACTGGACAACGTACTGACCGGGGACTTCGAGGGGGCTATCAATAAACTCGGAGGGACGTGGGCCAGCCTGCCAAGTTCGCCATACGCCCAGCCTAAAAGGACTATGAATGACCTGCTGGGTGGTGGTAATATGCCAACACAAATTGTCTACAAGGATGGCCAGCAGATGCTGGCGGTACCAGAAACGAGCAACGAACGCGACAGTATGATAGCGTTCGACCGGGCCGGGCATGACCAGCAGACGCAATCACTCCTGACCAGCGCGCTGGCCAGAGTAACCGAGGCGCGCAACGCCCTGGTATCTGGAGCGCCACTGTTCGAATCGTACCCATCCGACCTGGACGAGCAATTACTGGAACTGATTGACAGGGCATAACATTATGGCGAAAGCACCAAACCTCTTTGGGCCAGCAGATTTTACGGGCGGTGGTGCCGCCCCGATTGACGACCTGTTTGCCACCCCCAAGACGGCCACCCCTAGCACGGGTGGCTTTTCCACATCTTCATCCTACTCACAGCGTGTTGTGTCCCAGGCAATGAAGCCGCCGACAAGGGCGCAGCTGAAAGCTCGTGAGGCTGCTGACCGTGCGGCACAGATTGATAGTGTCCGCCAACAGCTGCTCGCTATGCAGGCTTCGCCTGAGTGGTCGGGGGCGTCGCTGGACCGCCGCAAAGAGCTGTACGCGAAGTGGAAGGAACAGCGTTGGGACCCAATGCTTAAAGCTATTGAAGACCCGGACCTTCAAATGGAACTCAGTGTGCTCCCGGCAGAGACGCTGAATGCCGACATCAAGAACCTGGAGAAGTCTATCTCTAATGCGAGTCGTCTGGACGACACCTGGAAGGGTGTTAAGGCTACCACGCTCCAGACTGCACAGGGATTCGGCGATTACCTGCCCGCAGTGGCTGACCAGGGGCGGATTACCCAGCTCCGCAATATGCTGGATAACGATGGCCAGCAGGTCGTTGTCGGTGGCGTACCGCAGGTTAAGTTCGACGGCTCTCCGCTTATCCAGCAGCTTAGCGATGACGACCGCAAGAAGATTCAGGCCGAGCTGGAAAGGCTCACCGCCTCGCGCGATGCACAGCTGAAAGAGGCCAGCGAGACGCGGAAGGATATCGACGCCATCCGCGCCTCGCAGTCCATCGGCCAGATTGACCGCGACCGCGAGCTGCACGAAGACATCGAGAACCGTGGCGGCTTCCTCGGCACGCTTGCCAATGTCGCAGCACACCCGACGAACGGGCTACAGCTCGCCACTGAGCAGCTACCCAACGCCCTCCCGGTAATCGCAGCCGCCACCGCAGGTACTATCATCGGCGGTCCTGTGGGCGGTGTAGGAGCAGCGCGCGTTTCCGGTGCTATCCTGTCTGCGCAGGACGCTATGTCGTCCGCTATCCAGCAGGTGCAGCAGCTAAGCGACGAGGAGCTGGCGAAACTCAAGCCGTATCAGCAGTTGATTCAGCAGGGTGTAGACCCGGCTCGTGCGAAAGACGAGCTGGCGCTGCGTGCAGGTATCGACGCTCTGGGTCTTGGCGCAGCAGTCGGTACTGTCACTGGCGGGCTGGGTGCAGAGTCCGGCCTGGGGCGGTCACTTGCCGCCGTGCTTACCCGCGAAGCCGGGCCAGAAGCTGCCAGCACACTGCTGAGAACAGCTGCTCGTCAGCTCCCGACTATGGGCCGCGAGATGGCTGTAGAAGGCGTGGAGGAGGGCGGCACTCAGTTCGTCACTAACGTCGCACAGAACCGCCAGGCGAGCACGAATATCGACCTCATGAATGATGTGGGCGAATCCGCCGCACAGGGTATCATCGCTTCCGGCCCGCTGTCTGGTGTCACTGCTATTCAGGAGACCCGCCGTGCAACACGCAACGCACCATCCGAGGGCACTGACACCGGGGGAGACGCTACTGCTGGTGGAGAGCCTAATGCTGGCCAGCCTGGAGGGGTTCCTCCCCAGGGCAACCCAGGAGATATCAATAATGCAGAAACCATCACCGTCCCGGACGCCGCGCAAGCAGCCGCCGCTGAACAGCCGACAGCCGAGGCGCAGCCATCCACCGAAGCCCAGAGTGGAGCCGCTGATACCAGTACGGCAACTAGCCCGATAGAAGACCTGCGCTCTGTGTTCCAGGATATCCGCAGCCGCAACGGTACTGCATTCGAAGCTACCGAAGCAAACGCGTTCATCGACCGCATCCTGGATGCAGAAGAAGCTGGCGTGTCGCCGACCGTGATCGACGGGGCGCTCTCTACCATCCAGCGTGCGGTACCGCCGGGCCTGGGCTACAGCAGCATTCTCGATGGGTTACAGCAGCGTCGCGCCGCACGCGCCCAGGAGACTGAGGCAGCTGCCAGCTCGCTCTCCGATGTGTTCGAACAGGTAGCGCAAGAACAGGCACAAGTCACAGAGGGAGACACAGATGGCACAGCAGACGCCGACACCGCAGCAGGTGCAGACGCTGCCACCGGAGCAGCTACAACCACTCCTGCAACAGTCGCTGAAATCAATAGCGCAATGGAAGCCGCTCCCGCAGCAGGCGACACAACTGCCGCCCCAGTATCTCAACCTGCTGAGCAAGCTGGTGGATACGTTGAGGACGCAGGGACTGGCCGGGCCAGGAGCGACAACAACCCAGAGAATGGCGGCAATGCGGAAGCAGCTGCTGAGCTGGGGGCTGCTCCAGAAGGGCAGCTCGCTGACAGCCGACCAGATAATCAACCAGTACCCGGAACAAGTGAGACGGTCAGTGCTGGCGAACGAAGCGACGCAGGTCCGGCAGGACAACGCCCAGCAGATGACGGGGGCGCAGACAGCAGTGCGGTTAGCGCGCCGGGGCGTGACATTAGCGTAGGCGATACCGTTACTTACCAGCCACCGTTCCGTGGTGGCAAGCCGATAACCGGGACTGTTACGGCTGTCCGTAGCGATGGCAGCTTCGACCTGTCCGCAAACGGCACCACCTACGGTAATCTGCCTGTGGCGAATATCGCGGAGGCTACGCCATCTGCGCCAGCGGCGACCGCCGCGCCGGAAACTGCCGTAACACCGGAGCCAGCGCCGCTGGACCACCAGCAGGAGCAGTTAGGGGTATCCAGCGAGCCTGGCCCAGCGGATGTGGCCGCAGAGGCAGCGAGCCGGGGCATCACCACGCCGTCAGGGTACAGTGTAGATAAGCTGGCAGCGAAGGCTGACCGTGTAGCAGATAGCGAGTCCGACCACGCCTTCACCGCAGCAGAGCTGAGCCAGGCGCTGGAGAACGGCGACTATGCTAAGGCTGACCAGCTGGCACAGTATCTCTATGAGCAGGGCTTGCGCCAGTTCGCGCCGCCGCAGGAGAACACCGGGCGCGCCGCGCGAACCGTTAACGATGTGTACCTGAACACTCTGGAGCCTGCGGAGCGCATGGCCATGCAGCGTGAGTACAGCGAGATGAGCGACTCACTGCCGCCAGAGCTTGATTCATTCAACGCATTCCGCGACGCCGCTGTGCAGGACCAGTTACTGCTCGACGCCGGGCAGGCTCCTGTCTCTGGTGTCCTCGACCGGATGGGGCAGATCGCCCGTAACATCGTCCAGAAGATGGCGAAGGCGCTGGCCATTGTGGTGGCGGCAATCACCATCAACCAGATGACTCCCATCAACGACGCGACCGCTGCTGTCGGCCAGGGCTATGTGCAGCAGGTACAGCAGGTACAGGGGCTGAGCCGTGCAGCGAGCACTGTGAACTCGTGGGTGCAGGAGAGCAAAGACAACGCTGGCCGTCCGTACATCATCGCGGACAAGGCGGCTGGCGAGATTCATATCGTGGGTGCAGATGGCCGCGTGAAAGCTACAGCTCCGGCGCTGTACGGCAAGAAGCTGGGCGATGGCATGACCCTGGGCGAAACCCCGGCGGGCATCTTCACTGTCCACCAGGAGGCCGCGCCGTCATCCTATGGCGGAGACCTCCAGCAGTTCGCCACCGCGCCGAACGGGGACATCTATGCTATCCACCGCGTGCTGACCACCAACCCCAAACAGAACCGTCTGGGCCGTCTGGCCAGCCAGACTGCGGACGACAACCGCGTCAGCCTGGGGTGCATCAACATCCCGGCGGACCTGTACAACAAATACTTGTCCGGTAACTTCAACGGTAAGCTCTATGTCCTGCCTGACCAGCGCAGCCTGGGCGACGTGTTTAAGGGGATTGACCAGCAGCGTGCGCAGGCGAACCTGAAACAAGGCGAGACTCTGCCAGAGAACTTCACATCGCCTGCGGCCACGCAGTACGAGTCCAGCACAGAGACGCTGGCTCCTGCCGACTTCCATGACACCGGAGCACAGGTGATGGATACGGGTGCAGCGGTAACAGCAGAAGCGCAGAATGGCGACCTGTCCACAGCGATGTCGTTCACTGCCGCACAAGCTAATGACCCGGCTGACTCCGGCCTGGTGTTCGCGGCGGCACTGCCTTTCCTCGCGTTCGGTCGTAACCAGCGCCGCAGCCAGAAGGGTAAGAAGGGTGACTCGCCGGACAGCACCATTCCACCTAACGAGCCGCCACGTAGTGTGTCCGACCAGGACTACCACTCTGCGGCCACCGTGCTGGGGAACCAGAAAGACCGTGTGGCCAGAACACCGGGGCACTACCAGTCATCACTGGCAGACCTGACCGGGAAGCTGGCGCAGAAACTATCGGACTCCCACCACGCGTTTATCTCGTGGATGGGCACGACCGGACTGGTAGACCCGAACGGAGAGTTCGATAACCACAAGGCTATCTTCGACCTCAAGTCGCAGACCAATCGTATGCGCCAGCGTAACGAGGCGCTGACCCGGCGCTACATGCAGCCTATCTTCAACCACATTGTCTCTGTCGCACAGCGCATGGGACTCTCGCCGGATGCGGTGGGGCTGGACATGGGGTCGTGGCAGACCTTCCGCCATGTCCCGGAAGCGAACCGTGCCCTGCGTCAGACGCTGGAAGATGAGCTGAATAATATTATGCTCATTGGCACAGACGCCGAAGTGCAGGCGGCTAAGGATAAGCTGACAGCGTTCGACCAGGTACAGGCTGGCCAGCGTGATATCGCAGAGCTGAAACGCGTGGGCGTCGGCGGGTTAGCGGGTGGTTTCACGGACGCGCAGGCGCGTGCAGGCATCCAGATTGTCGAGAGCCGTGGCTATCGCCCGGAAGACCTGCAACAGTTCCGAACCCTGGTGCGCCAGGCAGTCGATGGGCTGGTGGACGAACGTGTCCGCGCAGGTACTCTGCTGGAGGAAGAAGCTGCGCAATGGGCAGCGCATGGGTTTACTGACTACGTGCCGCTGTACGTGAACCACGAACGCACAGATGCAGGCAACGACGTGTATCTGGGTACCAGCAACTTCAACCCTGCTGGTGACTACACCCGTCACGGCTCTGTAACGCCAGCCAGCCATGCGATGATTACGTTGCAGCAGATGCTGTACCGGACGGCGGCAGGGATTGAGTCTGTTCCATTCAAAGAAGACCTCCATCGGATGTACTCGGAGAGTCGCCCGGCAGGGCTGGAGCGTGTGAACCTGGCTGACAACAAGATGAACCCGCGTAGCGATGTGTTCAACAAGACCGTCTACGAGAAACGCGGGTTCGTCTACAACGTCCGTGGCTTAGACGAGGACGGCAATCCGACCATCACCCGGTACAAGTATTACTTCGAGGACGACGCCATCTCGCAGGGCATCTTCGACAACCACGCAGAGCCGGACTGGAAGGTGGCGAAGCTGCTGGGCACCGCGACCAATACATACGGGCGAATGCTCACGAAGTATAACCCGCTGTTCCCTATCAAGACCTGGTGGCGTGACGCTGGAGAGCGCCGCCGCACGCTCTCTATCCGTAAGATTACAGACGCCGATGGCAATGTTATTCCGATGCGTAAGGTGTACACAGCTATGATGGCTTCGCTTTATAATCCGGTGCATGTGGCCAACCTCGGTGCATATCTCATGACAGGGGGCCGCGCAGACACGCCTACGGTGCGTGCGTACCAGGAGCTGCAACGCATGGGTGGGGTCTCCACGTACCAGCACGCGCTGGCCAAGTCGGTAACGGACATGCGCTCGACGCTAAAATCTATGACCGGACTGCGCAAACACGCGAAGTCACTGGACAAGTTCTTCACCCACTGGAACGAGATGTGGTCTGCTGCCCCGGCGGTAGCGGGGTACATGGCGCTCAGGAAGCTGGGTGTTCCAGCAGAGCAGGCGGCGTTCCGTACCCTGGACGTGATGAACGCCAGCAACAAAGGTGAGTGGCATGGCACGCTTAGCCTGTTCTACCCGTTCATCGCTCCGACGTTCGAGGGCGGGCGTAACATGTTACGGAACTTTTCTAGTAAGCGTGGGTGGGGATTATTTGCTGCAAATGTGTTTACCAGCATCGCGCTGTATTCCATGCTCTACGGCCTGGCAGAGTCTATGGCTGGCGACGATGATGACATGGGTAATCTGCTGGACAATATGCCACTGTCCGAACTGGGCATGAACATTCCGCTGATTATTGACAAAGATAACATCCTGAAAATACCTGTAGCGTTCGGTATGTCCCGCATCTCGTGGATACTCGGCGCTGGCCTGCACCGTTTTGCGCGTGGCGTGGATACCCCAGGGAAAGTTATGGGTGCTACCGTGCTGGCCCTGGCCAAAGAGCTACAGCCGCTGGAGCTGGAGACTCATGTCATGGCAGATAACGTGACAGCTGGTCTCGTGCTCAGTGCCGCACCGTCTATCCTTTCTCCGCTCCTGGAAGTGGCGATGAACACAAACCACTTTGGCGGCATGATTCACAGCACAGCGCCGAGGGAAGGATTCGCTGCGGACTCTGCACGCTCCACTACCCCGCAGATTTGGACAGACATTGCTAAGGCGCTCAAGGACAACACCAACGGCTACGTCGATGTGTACCCGGAGAACATCCGGCATCTGGCGCAGGCGTGGCTGGTCGGCCCACTGCGTGGCCTGAGCACCGCGATGGAGAAACAGTCTCTGTACACAACGGGCGGTAAGCTGACATCCCGTCAGGAGATTGGTCCGGTATGGGATGCGGTAGGTCTCGCGCAGTTCTGGGACAATGGTAGCCGTGGCGTATCCCGCACGTACTGGCAGTACCAGGACAAGGCTGACGACATCCTCCGCAAGTATGGTCAGTTACGCACCGCGAAAGGTACCAAGCCTGGCGAGGCTGCGGTCGCCGCGTACCGCCGTGTGTTAGTGGCCGGGGGTTCGCCGCAGGAGGCACTTCTGGTACAGTACGCTATCATGGCGGACAAGGCGCGGGAGAAAGAGAACAAAGCGCTCAAAGAATCTGTTAAGAAGTTCAAGAGTGCTGACCTCGACCTGGAGATGCTGGCTCCTCGTTACGAGCAACACGCCATGCTGGAGGAGCAGATGATGCGCCAGTTCATTAGACAGGCAAGGGGGCTAGAATGATTGTGAGGCTGTGTGAAGACACGCCTAAGCTGGGGCTGCGAATTGTGCAGCCCGGCTGCTCAGGCAAGCAGTTGATGGATACGGGGGTAGACCTGGCGATCACCCCCGTCAGTTGTCCGGCCTCGGACCTGCTGGAGCCGTACTGGGAAGACTGTGAATTGAAGTGGCGGAGCCGCCGACCAACAATCCCGGCGCTGGTATACCCAGCTTTTGAGGTTGATGACGACGGTAACGTGGTATTCTACTTTGACAGTAAGTTATGGAACATGCCCCCAGGACGTTATCGGGGGCAGGTAATGATAGGTGGGAGCTGCTCGCAGACGTGCTTTGATATCGACCTGTGCAACAGGCCAGTCGTCATTGACGCAGCTGTGGTGGTTAGTGTCCCTGCTTGTGGAGACAACGAATGTTAGTGACACCAGTGCAGTTCGCCGCGACACTGAATGCGCGGCTGGATAAGGGAGCCAGGCAACTGCCGCTCTCTGCGTCAGACGAGGCCAAACTTATGGCGGCAGTGGGCGACGAGGAGTATACTTACCTGGTTCTCCGTGACCCTACAGGCGCGGAGATCGTTAAGGTAGAGAACACCTGCAACACTCTGCTTGTTACGCGCGGACAGGATGGAACCGATGACCGCAACTTCCCTCGCGGAAGTTGTGTGCGCTTCGAGATGGTACCCGCGATAGTCAAAGACCTTATCTGTAACTACAACTGCTGTGACGGAGACTGTCCTTGTGAGGCTGTAGCCGCCGCAGGCATTACGCTATCACCAGCTAAGGTCGGCGAGAGTTGGCAAGGCTCTGCTGTGTTCACCGGGGATACACCGATGACTATTGCGGTCGAGGGCGCACCGTCCTGGGCTAAGGTGGAAGTCGGCGCTAACTTCGTGAACTTTAGCGGCGTCGCAACTGGGGCTGGTACGTTTAATATTTCGGTGGCAGCAACCAACTGCGATGGTCATGTGGCCGTTCAGCAGGGTACGCTGAATGTGACCGCATAGGGAGGGCACATGTTGCGACTTCTACCGGATTGGCTCCGTGAGCGTATCCAGGACCAGCTCGACAGGATAATCCACGCCTCTATGGCGTTAACAGTGGCGTTCACAGGAATGAGCTTAGAAGACCTTGTGCTGATTATCCCTGCTCTGGTTAGCGTCACGATATCTATTCTTGCATGGATAGCTCGTAGGCAAGACCGGAAGCGCAGGATAGAAATCTATCAGCAGGAAGAACGTAAAAGAACCGAGGCCATGCAGGCATACCTGGAGTCTCTGAACGGGAAGGCAACAACCTCCTCGGCGGTGATGGCTCAGCAGGCAGTGAGCAAGGCGTCTAAGATGGGGGTAGGAGAGCTGGATGAGCAACATTAAGAAGTCCATCTGCGCCGTCGCCGTCGTGGTGGCGGCGGTCTTTGGTACCTATACCACGCAGGATACACCACGACGTTCTGCGCCAACCACGCTCGCGCCGGAGGGGAATCCCCTCCGCTTTAGTAAGCGGGCTATGGAGATTATCGGCGATGCCGAGGGATGCCGACGTGACCCATACATGTGCCCGGCCAACAGGCTAACCGCTGGCATCGGCCATGCAGGGAAGGATGTGCGTGCGGAGGTAGACGTGTACTCACTGGAGCAGATTACCAAGTGGTATGCAGAAGACTTGTTTGGCGCGCAGGAGTGTCTGGAGAAGTACGTTGAGGATAAGCTGGGCAAGCAGCTGCCGCCTGGTGTGTTCGATGCCTTCGGCTCATTCGTATTTAACATGGGGTGCGCGAAGTTCAGAAGCTATCCGGTATACACACTGCTGCTCAAGCAGGAGTACTCGGCGGCATGTGCCCGGCTACCGCTCTATGTTTATGGTGGCGGGGTTAAGCTGCCTGGCCTGGTTGACCGTCGAGGTAAGGAGAAGGCGCTATGTCTCGCACAGCCGTAGTTATGTCGCTGGTGGCCGCAGTAGCTATCTTCTCCTGCGGGTACATAACGGCCAAGCTACAGAACGCCGGGGCGGAAGTAGCGGAAGTACAGAAGCAGGATACTCAGCGAGCGGGTGCGAAGGACGAGAATCTCGCAAATCTCCGGGGCGCTGAGCGTGTTTTTATGGATGGGATATACGATGACACCACTGAGACTGATAAGCTGCTGTATCGCGTCCTGCGCGTTACTGACGGGATGCGCGCAGAAAGCGGCAGTGACAGTACAGCCGACCAGGCTGACCTTGCCGCCGCTCTCCGCCGCGCTAAAGCCCGTGAAGACAGACTTCGTAGCGCGCTTCGAATCGCGCTTGACGGAAATAGAGAAGATGCTAGGCGAGCCAATGAAGTGACCCGCCTATATAATCTCTGTCTTACACAGGCCCAGCTTGACCGTCAGCAACTTGCTCAGGCTCAGCGCTAAGCGCGTCGAGGTCCATATCTTCCGGGAGCCTGATAGTCCAGCACTTCACGTTCCCGTCAACCAATGACGCCACCCCGGCACCCAGGCGTTTCTGGATAGGTCTGTTGGTAGTCAGGTGTCCTTCCAGAATCAGCTCCGGTGTCAGGCCGTTCTTAGCGCACCAGGCACGGAGGTGGGTGCAGCGGATGTAGCAGAGGCGTTCGAGCTTCTCTACCCGCAGTCCCAGCTCACCGTTCGGCAGTCGCTGCACGTAGCCACCCATCACATCTGGCATACCAGCCTGAGCGGCGGAGGCCGGGTTACGGGCCTGGGAGACCACCAGCATATCGCGCAGGCTTGCGAACATGTAGTCGCCCAGCGCGGTGGCGATATCGTTGCGGGTATCGGCCATGCTGCGGCGCATCCGAGCTACCATCGACATTGCATATTCGGTGATAGCATCTACATCCAGGTCAGTCAGGCCGAGCGTGTTCGTCAGCTTAGCCGCGATGACCGCAGCAGCGATGGTATTCATCCAGTAACGCTCATCCTGGCTGGCGATATGCTTCTCTACCCAGTTAGCCATAGCTGTCGGAATCATCTTCAACAGGTCAGGGTGGTCGAGGAGGCTCTGGATGAACGCCGCACCAGCATGTCCGTAGTTCTTATCCATTGCCGCTGTCATCTCGTTAGCCAGCGCCGGAGATACCCCAGCCATATCAACTTCCAGCTCCAGGACACGCTTAATCTCGCCGTCGCGGTCTCGGCTCAGCGCCTGCATCTTATCGAATACGGTGTTGTTCGCGGACATGATAGTGATGGTAGACCAGCTGCCGGAGGACATAATGTCTTTGCCGCCGTCTGCCAGGCGATCTTTCTCACGTCCCTCTGACATCTGGAACAGCATCTCGGACAGGTCAACATCACCCAGGTTCGTAATCTCGTTGAGACACACCGGGAGGTTGTGACGCAGACCCATGATGTTGAATCGGCTGTTGGCCGTGGACTGGACGTTCAGTAGCTGCTTCTCCGGGTGCCCCCATACGCTGTTAATCACATGCTGGAGCGTAGTCTTACCAGTACCGGAAGCCCGCGACCAGAAGTTAACGATACCGTTGCGGGCGATGCCCGGAGCAAAGTTCATTAGGGGTGCCGCAAAGGCCAGGGCGACGCCCATCTGTCCCCAAATAATATTATGCTTACGGTAGAATTGCGGCACTGCCTTCCAGGCTTCGAGTGTACCAGACTTGCCCAGGTTCTCGGCGTAGCGAGACAGCTTGTTAGGCAGGGCAATCTCGGTTGTCGGCTGGTTAGCAGACAGCATACGGTCGCCCAGCACGAAAGTGCGGCGCTCGTGGCCATCGCGGCTTGTGGCCAGCGACCAGCCGAAGTGTTCTTTCATATCTACGCACGGGATTTTGCGTTGCAGCTTCGCCAGATATGTGCGCATACAATCTCCTACTTTCTTCTCGTTCCCTGGAGTGGGCAGCATCTGGTTGTTGAACAGCCAGTTCCTGATAGACACATCGCTGGCGAAGTCCTTCGCGGTCATACTCGCCTGGCGTGGCGTATCGAACGGGTTCGTAATCTGGAACATGTAGGTCATCTGCTGGTCGGCTTTGCCCATGTTCATGCGCACGGCGTACAGCAGGTAGAAGCACGACTCCAGGATAACTTTCTCTTTGCGGATAGGCTCGCCACCGTCTACCTCTTCCTCGTACACATGGACCAGACCCTGGCCTTCGCGCATCAGGAAGCGTGGGTCATCCAGTGGGTATGCCACAAAACCTTTTATGTCCAGCGTCTTCGCTGGTGGCGCTACGATGGGTTCCTGCACCTGTATGGTGACGGTGTTGTCACCAGATGGCTGGGTCTGTTGGTCGCCAGTCGGCTGCGCCTGCTGTGGAGCACGCTCACTGGTAGGTACGCGACCGAGTTCGGCAGGTGTCACAATCTTCCCGAAGTACGGGCAGTTGGCGCACACGCCTGGGTTATTCACATCGAACGAGCGGCAGGACGCCGGGCCGTTGCTCCCGTGAACCACGTCGTGGTCATACTTCTGGAAGAACTGCGCGTCGTTGTGGCGCGGGTCTGCTGCGGAGATATCCCGCGCGACCTCACGACCAGTAGGACAGCAGTTCATCACGGTCATCATGTTGAACCAGTTCGGGTACATCTGTGAACCAGCTGTCGCTATCTGCTCGCAGTTACGGCGTATGCGGTCGGCGTCCTTGTTCCGCTCTGTCATCATGGCGTGGCCCATAACAGCCTGGAAGTTGCCGTTGTTCCACATTGCCGCAAGCACCGGGTTATTGGCGATATTCGCAGGAGCCTGGTTTTCCTGGCGTACAATATTAACGGGCTTAACGCCGTTGGCCACAGCGTACTTCTTGATGGCCGTGACAAATGCGATTGGATCGACAGGCTTGAGCGGCGTCAGTGCCGTTACTGGTTTCAGCTGGCCATGTTTGTGGTTATGGGTACCGACCGGACGCAGGACACGCGCTTCGTCGGTGGTACACTGCGAGTCAGTCTGGATGCCGACATGTGAAACGACGCCGGAGAACAGGCAGGCTATCTTCTTCCACATATCGGCGGGGATAGCCTTATCCAGTACCCAATAGCAGTGTATGCCGTTACCTGAATTGATGACCAGCGGAGGCGGCAGTTGTACAGTCTTCGTCAGCTGTACGATTGCCTGGCAGGCTGTACGCTGGTCCGGGTAGTCTTTGCCGATGCCGCAGTCCAGGTCGAGCCAGAATGCCTTGATGGACTTCGCGTTCTCCTGGGTACGGAGAACTTTCTTCGGCGAGCCGTCCGGGCGGGTGCGTCCCATCGGGTCGTCGTGCCATCCCTTTTCAAATCCAGCCATCGCATAGAATGCGTCGTGGCCATCGGCGTCGGCTTGCAGACAGTACACAGCCACGTCGCGGACAGAGTTCAGTGCCCGCTGTGACGGCTTACGGGTAGCCGGGTCGATGGATGTGGCGGCGTAGACCGCGCCAGCTGGGAGGATTTGAGAAAGGAATTGCTCAATAGTCAGTGTCATGTCCATGCCCTTTAGTGTCGGAGGTGGTAAGTCTATCCCCCTCCCATTCGGGGTTCAAGTTACTCAGTGGCCCCGGTTACATCATCTGCCATATCCAATACTCGCCGCAGTTCTTTATCAAAATCAATGACGAGCGGCAGTGTTTCAGCTTCCAGAGCCGCGTTAATTTTCTTAGTCAACGAGGTCAGTTTTACCTGCATTTCATCATCGGGCATGAATCGTTTTTTAGCCCAGAAGTACGGCGTCCCCCGTGATACTCCCACTAACCGCGCCACCGAGGCGGCGGGGAGGCGAGCCTTCTTGGTCGCCTCCATGAATGGGAGCACAACAGTATCATAAATCAGTTGTGCTCGCATGTATTACCTCCGTTATGCGAATGCTGCGTCGCTCATGAGACCTGCCAGAGCGTCTTTCAGTGCGTCATCACCAACCACATCCTGCGCTGGTGCGGCCTGTGCTGGTGCGGCCTGCTGGACAGGCTGCTGCGGTTCTGGCTGCGACTGCTGTACGTTCTGTACCGCGCTGGTCATCTGCTGCGCCAGGGCATCCTGAACAGTATTACCTGCCGGAGCTGCCTGCTGGACGACCTGCTGGGCTGGCTGCTGAACGACCTGCTGGGCTGGCTGCTGAACGGCCTGCTGGGCTGGCTGCTGGACGGCCTGCTGGGCTGGCTGCTGAACGGCCTGCTGCGGCTGCTGAACGGCCTGCTGCGGCTGCTGAACGGCCTGCTGCGGCTGCTGGACAACCTGCTGGGCTGGCTGCTGGACGGCCTGCTGCGGCTGCTGAGCGGGCTGTGCAGGTGCCGCAGCCGGAGCGCCACGACGCCAGTCGAGCATCTCAGCTACCTTACTATCCTGAATCACCTCGACCACACGACCCAGTGTGCCCATATCCAGCATCTGGATTTTCTGGTCAGCACCGACAATCGGGCAGAAGCGAACGACCGGAACGGACTGGCTCTGGTCGAAGATCATCTTAGTGATGCACGCCGCCGGAATCATGCCATGCTGTTTCAGCAGGCCGATGTAGTTAGAGAAGCTGTACGCTTTGCCGAAAGCGAAGTTGCCGATGTTGATATCATCGCCGAAGGTGGACATGCCGCCCATGTCGAACGCGAACAGGTTCTCCAGGTCAACGAACGGCGCGCCGCCATTGGTCGGTACAGATACCGGGGCGATGATGATACGGCGGCGAACGCTGTACTGGTTACGACCGTCAGCATCTTTGACCAGCGCAGACGGCGGCACGTTTGCTGGTGGTTCTTCGTTCATTGCCCATACAGCATCCGGCTCGATACCTTCTTCGCCGCTGTATTTATTTTTGTACCATACGCAGTACTGGTCTGGAGAGATGCCGACGATAACGAAGTCGAGCGCATCTGGTTCCTGACGAACTTCCTGGCCACCAGCAATCAGGCGGATGCGGCTACCTTTCAGGCTGACGCGGTTAAAACCACCGCCGAAGGTATCCATCGCCGGGGCGAAGTTGGCCAGCAGGATATCACGCATCTCTGCCGGGAGGGCGGGCATCATGTTCTGTGCGAAGCTCGGCAGGACTGCAAGTGCATTATGAGACATAAGTATTTTCCTCTTACGCTTTGGTGAATTTCAGTGTGGATTTTTCTACGACTTCGACGCCCATCTGTTCTGCGGTGAAGCCTTGCTCAATAAGACTCTCGATGTTGCCTATCGCTGCACGCTGCTGGAACACAGCGGTGGCGTCGGCAACCGGAGAACCATTCTTAATCGCTGCCGCTGCCTGCATGACAACGAAGCGTGCCAGTTTTTCTTTGTCCCGGATTTCAACGTGGTCACGCGTACTCGTCTCCACCCGACCAACACCATCAAAGTTGATGGTCTTCATACCCGCGACAGACATCTGGTTCATAATCATCCCCATCATCTGCTCTTCGAGTTCTTTCATCTTCTTAATCACCGCCTCCCGCTCCAGGCGCTTAGCCCGTAGTGCGGCGAACTTGGTGACAAGTTCTTGTAGTTCCATCGTTAGCTCCTCATGCTGTCCACGAAGAAGACTCTACACCTATATACACCGTTTGTCTACACATCGTTCGGGTCTACCGTAAACATGTCGTTGATAGCCTCGTTGATGCTGACCCCCATCTTGATGCTGCGGAACAGTTTCCGTTCCTCCGCGCACGCTGACAGCTGGATAATCTGTATGCTGCTGGCCTTCTGTTTCAGCGAACTCATGCGCTCTACTGCCTGCTGATAGACGAACTCGCCAGACAATGGCGGGCCGTAGAATATCATCGTATCCGCTGCCGCCAGCTCCACCCCGAACGCTGTTGTTTTCGGGTGGCATAATATTACGTGCGGGTCTTTCTCCTCCTGGAACTTGCGGAAGGTCTCGTCACGCTTCGTCCCGGTGACACGCCCATCGACAACGCCGACAGTGTAACCCCGCTCCTTCAACTGTCGCTCCACCAGGTCAATGACCGCCGTAAACGCACAGAAGATAACAACCTTCTGAGAGGCTGTCTCTATCAGCTCGACCAGTGTGTCTATACGCGACTTCACATCCAGTTCCAGGACCGACTCACCTTCGGCCTTCACGACACCCTGCGCAATCTGCAACAGTTTGAAGGTCAGTGCCGCCTTAGTCGGTGCCTTAATCTCCTCGCCGCTTGCGGCCAACGCCACCATGTCGGTGCGGATTTTCTTATAGAGCTTAATCTGTTCTGCCGACAGGTCTGCATCTGCGCCACGGTTAGTGACGGGCGGCAGGTCCATAATGTCGTTCTTGTCAAACCGGATGCACGGCTGCATCACCTGATAGATTTTGTCTTTGTACCCTTCTCGTGGTACCCACTTGAACCCGAACTGAATCATAGTCTGGTCACGCCATGCCGTGAACGACATGTTCATGTTCTGCGGGGTGATCAGCTTCACCTGGCCGTACACCATCTCCGGGTCGCCTGGCGTACCTGTCAGCCCCCAGGCATACTCTATCGGCCTGCCCTGCGGTGCCCTGCGGCGGCGGTCTTTCAGCTTAACTGTCTTACCTGAACCATCCACAAATGTCCTGCCTGGCGTGACCTCCCATCGTGTGCCATTGATAACCTGGTCGGCGGCGTCCCACAGTTGGTTACGCGAGTTGGCGTAGTGCGTGAGTTCGTCGCCAATAACGATGGATATACGGCCACGCTCGACAGCATCGATCAGTTCGTTTTTAACAATCTTCACGCCGTCATAGTTGACGATGTAGAAGTGAGCATCCTGCTCCAGTAGCTGCCTGCGCTTGCGTGGGTCTTTGTGGTGGACCACGACGATGGTCGCGTCCGGGTACATGCCCCGTATCTCTTTCTCCCATACACCACGGAGGTTAGTCTTCGTCGCTATGCACAGGCACCCGGTGGCCATCCTGCGTTCCTGTAAGAACTTCGCCGCCACTATGGCGCTGGCCGTCTTGCCAGTACGCATGGTGCTGGTACAGTACGCCCGACGATTCTCTGACAGGAACGCCGCCGTACTCACCTGGTGTGGCAGGAGTGGAAACTGCTGTTCAACCAGGGGCAGCTTGTATGCGTGGCGCAGTATCTCTATGCCACGGGTATTGCAGTTCAGGTTCCGCAGTAGTTGTAGCGATTCCATCTCATACGGTATCCCGACCAGGTGCATATCCCGGAAGGGTGCCGAGCAGAAATGCGATGGCGGGAAGCTGTTCTTGAACCGCAACGCCTCGCGCACTTTCAGGACCAGCATCCGCTTGTTAGGTGAAAGGTACGCGCCCTCTTTCAGACGCGACCAGTCATTATTTACCATATACATCCTCGGTATAATAAATGCCCAGGGAAGTTGCGGCTACGCGAACCATAAGCGGTGTAACATACCCCGTCGCGGCGAGCATCTTATCCGTATCGGCAATCAGCTTCGCCAGCAGGTGGTAGTTTTTGGCGTCGAGGACCAGCGTAATGCCGCCAGACGCGCGGATGCTTTTCATCACATCGCGCTGTAGTGCTGTTGGCCCCTTCTCATCTGCATCATACTTCGCTTCGATGGTCACGTAGATGCCCCGGAACACCGTATCAAAGTCAGGCCACCCGGACTTGCCGTACCCACGGGTGGTCTTCATAGAGTATTCAATCTTTGCCGCCTCAAGAATCTTCTTGATTTCGTCCTTCACATAACCTTCTGGTGTTGTCGCCATCATCATGCTCCAGCGTTAGTGTGCCGGGCGGCAGTGTGTGCCTGTTAGGGTCTGCCAGCCTGCCACGGTTGTCGAGCGCATCGAGTTGCGCAAGGAAGTCCCGGCCCGGTATGACCATACCATTCAGTATCAGGTGGATGTCCGCCAGGTTCGGGACCGGAATGCACAGCACGCCGAACAGCAGTGCATTGGAGGTGCCTTCCACACGCTTCTGCATCTCATGCAGCGTGAGCGCCCGTCCATCTGTGCGGTACGTGGTGACATACATTTTCAGCATAGTCATCACCGGGTCAGGGACCAGCGCCGCAGACAAAAGAAAGCCGTGGCGATCTGCGCCACGACGTACCCGTTCAATGAGGTTTACTACCTCGTCCATATGCCCGGCCATATCATTTATCCCTATACTACAGCGTCGTCTGGGTCGCCTTCTTCCAGGCTGAGCAGGGACAGGTACAGTACCTGCACTGCTTTACCATCGCGGGTGATGGTGTCTTCCGAGAACGCGAACTCGTAGCCGAACGGCAGCACCATCGCATTCATCTCGGCCAGGCGCGCATCCCAGTCACCAAACACATACAGCATGTCCGAGGCTGACTGCTCTACAGCATAGGGGCGGTTCTCCAGCAGCTGTGCAGACAGCGCTGAAACCACCAGCTTGGTGATGTAGTCCTTCGGTACCGTCACGGAAGTATCCCCCTGTCGAATGTATCGCATCGTATTTCTCCTTGTGGTTATGGCCGCGCTCATCGCAGCCAGACATTCATCGCAATAGTCAATGCTGGAACAAGCGCAGGCCATCACGCTTGTCCATTCTTACCGTTATGTACGCAGCTCAGTACGTCGCACCACTGGCCACAGAGGCCGTTGCGGATAGCCGGGAACTGGTTTGTCTCGCACGCGCGTTCGTATCGTGCTACGTCAAGCAGCATGTCCTGTACCGGAGCGAGGTCAACCAGGTCGAAGCTATCCATAATCAGCTCGCCATGTTTCACATGCGCCCAAAGGTTGAGCGTCTTAGTGTACCCGGTATTGTGCTTGGCGCACAGGCTCAGGATACGAGACTGCGTTTTGTCGTGCTTCGGTTTCCCTGTCTTCCAGTCCACGTTGATGTTCAGCTTATGGACATCATCTTTAAAGAACACGTCAGCGATACCCCGCATCCACGGTTTGTTCTCGCCCTTACCGAACCAGGTGGTGGGCGTGAAGTCGCGGCGGATACACATACGGTGCTCGACATACATCGTCATGCCTGGCTGTGCTGCCATCATCCGACACCAGTTTACCAGTGGCTGCATGAACTCGGCTTCGGGAGCCAGTGCCGCCCCTTCTTTCAGCGCAGCCTCCACGCTCTTGTGGACCATATCACCGAACAGGGCCGCGTCGTTCTGCTGGAACACGACCTCCTTCGTGATGTACTTGGCTTCGTACTGGCGCGGGCATGTCAGGAACACATTCAGTAGCGACGGTGTAATGGGTAATGGTGTGGCCATCAGGTAATCCTCCTCGTTAGTCAGGCAAACATATTAACACACAATGTCTACATGTCGCCATAAGATGGCCCGGAAGAAAATTCACAGTTCAATGGCAGGCCGGGCACCCAGGGCGGCACAGCGCGCATCGCCATCTCATAGACAGCCTTCACGCGGTCACGCAGGTGCGCCGGATATACGCTAAACCATTCATCGTGTACGTTGCCTTTGACCGGGACGACTTCGTGGATACGCACGGCCTGCCAGGTGAGGATAACAAACGCCAGCGCCTGGATTAAGTTTTCCGTTAGCGATCCGCCGTAGATATGTTTCTCTATCCACGACTTGCCCTTGCGCTCGCGGAACCGATACTTAACGAAGCCCGTATCGTCCTCTTTGTATGACTCCAGGTATGGGTACACCAGCCACTCGCCGTTCGGCAGCTGGATACCGGGTACGCGTTCACCGAACAGCTGGTGGTTCCCGTCGAAGTGGAACAGGCAGCCATCTGGCCCACCGAAGTAACCAGATTCGCCAGCGCACATCTTAGACAGCACCCAGTCACACATATCCCAGAAGCCTTTAATGCGCTGGTGCTCGGTGCGGTATACCCAGTTGATACGCTTCGCTTCCCGCAGGTGGAAGTTCAGCTTGTACTCGTTGAACTCCAGCTCCAGGACACGCTTGTTGTTCACGACCGTCTGCGGCTGCATCCGAAGCCACGCCATCACATCCTCTCTGGATGGTTTCAGCATGATACCTTCCTGGCGCAGCGTCAGGGCGAACTTGTTACCGGACATCTGGTAGCCGCTGCCCAGTACTGTCTTCTTACCCATGAAGCGCATGAAGGACAGCTCAGCCTGGCGCTTCTTGGCCTCGCCTTCCAGGCCGTGGCTATCCATCTTGGCCCACTTCTTAATCTCGTCGGCGGGTTCGCCATAGATAATGTTAGCCATGTATGAGTAGGGGTCGCCGCCTGTCTCGAAGATGTTGAGCAGCTTCGTCTCCTGTGCTGCGTATGCCAGGCAACGTGCTTCTACCTGGCTGGAGTCAGCGCCGCCAATCTCATACCCTTCCGGCGCTTCCATCGAATACCGCAGGGTCTTATCCCCGGAGTGCTTCGGCAGGTTCTGCTGGTTCAGACCATCGTCAGCGCCGTAGCGATGCGTCCTGGCGTTGGCATACTGGAGTGCAAACACGAACAAGCCACGCTCCGAGCAGTCGATGAATCGACGTGTCCGCGACTCGGCCTGGCTACTGTTGTTCTCCAGGCGGGCGTTGACCAGCGCTGCAATCTTCGGGTCCAGGCTGTCGGCCAACTCCATGAACTCGGTGTCCTTCTTGGCGAAGGCATAGTCCATGACAGGCTCTGCCGCCCACTGGTCCCAGGTCTTTCCTTCCTTCTCCAGCTGCGCCAGAAACTTCGGTGTCTTCGTCTTCGCTACCCACGCCGGGTCGCTCAGGTTGGCACGCTTCTTCTCGGTCGCCTTCACCGACTCTTTCATCGGTGGGTTAACGCCCATGTTACGCAGCAGGTCAGCAAACTTCTGCTTCGACCGCAGCAGCTTCATGAACTCAGTCACATCAGCGCAGCCGTTCTCACGGGCCATTGCCGCCAGCGTCTCCTCACGGCGCTTCATCTGCGAGGCCAGGTACTCTTTCAGCATGGCGCTGTTCAGGCGAATCACCGGGCGGGTATACATCTGGAGTGTCATGTTACTTGCTTTGAGCGTCTCTGCTGGACACTGCGGGATAAGTATCATGGCGGCAATGAATAATATTATGGTGTCCTTCTCACAGTAACCCATGTACTGCTCGCGGAATTGCGGACCCATATCTTCCAGCCGCAGGCCATTCGCATTCGTTACCTCGTGCCCTTTCTCCGGTACCGGGTATCCTTTGCTTCGGAGGAAATCAGCCAGGGCGCGGAGGCTCTCACCAATCAGGCGGGACAGTCCGGTGATGCGCATCATGTGCATGGTACACACCAGCATGTTGATGCGTATGCCCATCGTCATCTCTGCCACACAGCCATCGAAGCGGGCATTGTGTGCGACCATCATGGTGTCTTTCCGTTCGACGCCCAGGTCCAGCAACAGCTGACGACACGCGTCGTGTCCCCATGCCTTGTATATAGTCAGCCCATCCACCGTTGCAGTCACACAGATTGTCTGAAAGCGCGGGTCACGGACGTACTTCTCCGTAGTCATATCCTTCGTCGCCAGGCTGTATCCGTCGGCGGTGTTGTAGTAGGTTTCAAAGTCAGCAGCAATGACCCTGGATATGCCTATGCGGGCTAAGTTCTCTGGGATATTAGGGGTGGTGGGTAGGTCCATATTGCCCTCGAAAGAAAGGCAGGCCGCAGCCTGCCATGTGTTGTTATACTACCTGCCAATCGTTGGCGAGAATATCAGTCATGCTCGGCACCCACGGGACTCTCGCACCGGGAGTGTTGGCTGCGTCGTCAGGATAGTTCAGGAAGATGTACGGGAGTGTCATCTTGCTGTGCTCGTCTGGCACCTGCAACTCCAGCCACAGCCCCTTCCCATTCCACCCACTACGCGACACACGGTGCCCGGCTTTGAGCGCGGCCACCGCCTCACCAAAACATTTGTTACTGTTCATGGTGCATCGCCCCATAAAAAGCCTGTGCTTCGTCCGACATGAGGTCGTTGAACTCAACGCCCGCCGCTGCCTGGTGGCCACCTCCGCCATACTGTTTCAGCAGGGTCGGCAGGTCGATGCCACCCTTGCGTGCCCGGAACGACCACTTCGCCCGGCCATACTGCGGGACGTGGAACCCGGCGGCGATATCAATATCCGCCTGGTTCGTCAGCAGAAGGTTACACACGTCGCTGACCACGAACCACGGGCAGTTCACTACAGCCACACGAAGCCCGTTGAAGCGGTAGTAGCTTACGTTGTGGTCCTTCGTCAGCTGCTCCACGTTCTTGTCGTGGGCACGCAGGATGTCGATGCCGCCATCCGCTACATCTTCGAACGGGCGCGCAGCGATCTGGTCCCACGCACTCATCGTCATCGGGTAGCTGTAGACGTTGGCGCACACCGCCTTCGTCTCTGGCATACGGAAGCGCCACAGGTCACGATCTTCAACACACGCCAGCACAGGCGGCACTGGTTCGCGGGTGGCCTCTGTGATGTAGTGCTCCCACGCCAGGACACAGCCGCTGTGCTCGTTATCGAACTTGATGTACGCCGGGATAGCCTTCTCACGGCACACGCCCCGTGCGTTCTCCAGCTCATCGGCTGCGCCCTGGTGGTGGTCGAGATACGTTACTTCCTGCGCGACCGTCACCAGTGAGCGGAACAGCTCTACCGGGACACTGAAATCGACGATATGGATCTCGACCTTATGACCATCCAGCTCACGCGCCAGGTCGCCGACTACCGTGTCGCGGTTGCCGTAGGAGATGGGAACATACAGCACGTCAGAGCGACCCAGCAGCCCCTGCAACGCAGCCCGGTGGATAGCCCAGGCCGCGCCAAACCCGTCCGCGCAGTGCGAATGGTACAGGACAACGTGGAAGCGGCGTGCCGCGTCCTCGTCGTTCCCGTCATAACTTGCCAGCTCTGTACCGACCACAAGGTCTGCGATGTTCAGCATCGCCATAAGTGGTATTGTGCTCATGGCTCCCCCTAGATGTCGATGCGTTTGCAGATACTGTCGAGGCGATCAATAACACGGTCGAGCAGTTCCACCTGCCCGGAGATAACCACAGCCAGATGGCTCCCCGGAACAGGCGGGCGGATCTCGCCAGTCTGGTCTGGCTGCGGTAGTGGGTCCAGGAGCGCCGGAGAGATACCAGCTTCCAGTTTGTCCACCAGACCAGCCACCTGCTCCACACGCTCTGCCAGTGCGACGATAGCACGCTCGATGTAAGCTGGCTCACGCGGAGCCGTTGCGGTAGTATTTCCCATCATTTATCCCCTTTAGTTTGTTTGCTCAGATAATCCAGAATAACTTCACGCATCCCGGATAGTTCACGCCAGCTGCCCGCCGGGCAGGTAAGCGTAATAGACTGCGAGGCTGGTGCCTTATTCACATCCACGTCGCCTACCACCATCACTTCCGGCAGGTGTGCCATCAGTGTTTTCAGGTAGACACGCGCACGGCGTTCGGCTGACTCGTCAGCGACTTCCTCCTGCACACGGCGCAGGCGCTTCTCAGTGACGCGTTCTTTGCGTGACTTGAACTTAGCCCCGTCTGCTTTCTTCGTCGGCGCAGCGGCGCTCTCAGGCTTGTCTGCTGCCGCCTCGGATTCTTTCTTCGCTTCACGCAGTGTAGCCAGTACCTTATCGGGTCCGAGGCTACGCGCCAGATTAACTACAGGAGTGGCGGCAACGTCTCCAGCATCCACCATGTCCAGTACTTCCTGCCCGCACATAGCCAGCAGCAAGTGGTTTGCTACGGTACCCTCGGAGGTACCTGTCTCCTTAGCGATGCGGGCGTTGCTCCACCCGTTGTTACGCATACGCAGGAACGCCACGGCGTTCTCCGTCGGCGTACCCTTACTGCCCTGGTTGAATCGCCACGCTGCGGCCAGCCGCTCCTCCTTCGTACCGGAGAACTCCATCATGGCGACCTTTGGGATGCCAGCCTGTAGCGCCGCGCGGACACGGTGCTCACCATCGACCAGCTCCAGCTCGTCGTTGTCCCCCAGTGCTACCAGAATTGGTGGGACATCCTTCTTGTCCAGATACATCTGCGCGAACATGTTCACGCGTTCCTGATCAATCTTGCGATAGTTGTGCCCGGCGACGATGATGATATTGCCCGGCGGTGCAGAGAATGTCTTCGCTGCGGTCATGCCCTGGCGGTCGCCCTTGTCGTACTTGGTTCCCATAGACATAGGTTATTCCCCGTCGTCGCTCGTTGTCTCTTCGTAGTTGATGCCTTCCGGTAAGGCCGCTACTTCTTCCGGTGTCATCTTCGCGTACTTCCGCGCGGTGGATGCTGGCACGCCAGAGGATTTGGATACCTCTGCCCAGCTGGCTGCGCCGCCGTCGTCGTTCAGGCAAGCCTGTACGCGTGCCCAGTCAGCCTTGTTCAGTGGGGTGCGGGTGGTCTTTTTCTTAGCCACGAACGGCCCCTCTTTCTTCTCGAACATATCCACCAGCGGGACAACGCGGTTCAGAAATTCTTTTTGCTGTTTGTACGGCACCTGCATGAACTTAACGAAGGTGTCGGTAAGCGTTTTGACCTTCTCCTCCAGTTCCGCTATGCGTTCTTCATAGTTCTGTTCCATCCTAATCTCCTCAGTGAAGTTGGTTATTAATAGCGCGCGCGGTAGCACGGCGAACATCCCGGTTCCCGGCCTTGTTTACGTGGTAGATAATCTTGGTATCGGCGTAGAGCTTGGCGAGTTTCGCCAGCCATACCATGACCAGCACGTACCGCTCGGCGGGGGTGGTGCAGTTCACAACGACGTTCAGCGCCCATGCCTTCTGGCCATCGGCTGTCGTGAGTTGTTCGTCAGTGTTACCTTCGAGGACCATCTCAATCTGTCCGAGTGGCCCGGTCATGAGCGGAAGTATGTCAGCAGGCAGTGTCTCGCCAATAACGATATGGCCTGACGCCCAGATACCAGCAGTAACGACGGTGGATTTATCCATCAGTGTTTCCTGTATTCTTTGTTGTAAGCCTCATGCGAGAACAGCGTGAACATCTCGCTTCCGGTACGACGGAACAGGCGATAGCGCTTCCCCACATTGAGAGACTCACCACGACCCGACCCGTGCCGCTTAGGGCGGCAGTCACCTGTCAGGTACGCAGCCAGTGTCTGCTTCGCCTTCTGGTGAATCCGGTCCGGTATGCCCTTGCCGTGTTCGTAGACTATACACTCTGTGTTTACCATAATCAATTGCCCTCTTGTGTCTGTAACCATAATCTTATGGGGGCCAGTGTGACCCCCACAATGTTATGGCCGCAGCTTCATCACTTCGTCCATGAGTTGCCCCGGCGTGATGCCCAGACCCTCAGCGATGCGGACGAACGTGGTGATGGTCACATTGCGTTTCAGCGTGGTGTCGAACGACTGCGGGTTAACGCCCATCGCTTTCGCCAGCCCGTACTTTGTTTCGCCGCGCCTGTTTAGCAGCTGCTGTACGGCTTCCCGCAGGGGCAGATTCTTCTCCATAAATTTCTTCTCCCGGTTCCAGTTTGTAGAATGCACGAATGCCACCGCTTGGGTCGCAAAGGTTGTGGACATGTTGTTGCTGTGCATAGCTGTCAACAACGGTGGCGAACGCGCGGCGTGTCCTGACCAACTCTGTCGGGACTTCCCATACAGCGTAGCGAGATAGCATTGCTGGCTTGCCACCCTGGGTGGTGCCGACCAGCAGTGCATCACGCTTAGCGTTAATCTCGACACGCACATAGTAGCCATCGAATCGTGGCCCATCTCTATCCATTACAATCATTCTTCTGCACACCCTAATTCTTCAATCGCGTTGTCAATGTAGCCGCTGGCGCTCTCCATGTAGGAGATGGCGTCACTAGCAGCTAACCCCTTGTCTCCGTTCTGGAATGCCTCTGGCATGTTGTCGTAGTAGTCCTGCTCCTCATTGAGCAATGACTCCACTTCGTCACGCAGTGTCTCCAGCCTGGCGATAACATCCTGAATAGCTTTACGCCTGGTCTTGTTCATAAACATCTCCGTGTACGATAGTCTCGGCATTCAGTACCACCACAGGGGTCAGGTCCGGCCAGAGGGACAACGCGCCGTCATGCAAACTAACCACTCCCGTCTCACCGCTTACATAATGGTTCGTAGCGATGTACACCTGACCAGTTGTATCCCCCGACTTACAGAGTGGTGTTCCCGGCGACGCATCATGCAGGTGGATAGCCTTGCGTCGTTTAGTAACTTTCATGTCATACCTTCTTCGTGGTAGGTAAGCCACGCGCTTCACGTACTGCGTCCATCGCACGGCGGAAACGCTCCGTTGTCTCAGCCAGCAAGTCAGCCGCGTCGAGTACGGATTGTCCAGACTCAAGCAGCTGGCGCAGCAGCTCCGGGTCCAGCTCACGCTTCTTGGCCTCGGCCATCTTCTGCATCTGTGCCGCCATCTCCATCATCTGGTCTGGGGTAAGCGTAGTTAAGTCCATCTCTTTCTCCTTTGGTTTCTCAGTACGTTCGTTTTCGTTAGCAATATTGTTCACGGCCACCAGCGCAGACAGCGGCAACTCTCTTGCCGCCTGCTCCCGTAATGGCCGCAGCTTGTACGCAGCCTGTGCTCGCTTCATCTCGTCGGCCAGCGTATTCCGTACCGGACGCTGCGGCACTGGCTCGTCGTCGGTCGCCAGGCGGTGTACGCCTTTGCGCGTAGCGACCTTCCCGGTTACTGTCAGCGCAGTAATGAGTTCCCGCAGCGCACCTTGTGCCCCCTTCCACCCACGCTTGCGCATCACCTCGAACAGTGAGCGGTCATCGGTGGGGCCAGCTTCCAGAATCTCCTGTACCAGTGTGGCTGACAGGTGATTCTGTTTAGTGATCTGCCTTGCCCTTCGCAGGTTCATTGTCATGATTTACTCCACGGTAATATTCTCCCAGCCAGCTCAGGCGGTAAGTAGTAATAGTCACCCCGGCGACGGAACCCGCGTGACTTCAACGCGTTTATCATCTGCCGGAATGGCCTGCTTGTGTGTGCCCTCGACGCGAATATGGAATGCACGATGCGGTACACTTCGTCCTGCTGGTCGTAGTAGACCAGTGAGGAGTGCCCCAGCCGCGACACGATTGCCCCGTTGGTGCGCCCGTGGTTCGTGGCTATCGTCGTGACAGGAGTGAGGGACAACACTTCATCCAGCAGCCTGTTGTCCTCGCTCTGTTCCCACGGCTTCATGACGCTGCACAATGTATTGCCCGGCTCCCGGTTCTCCAGACACTTGGCTCCGATGTACTGCGGGTAACGCCGTACCAGATTCTCAACACAGCGCTCTCGTTTCCACGCCATGAAGTTCAGCCATTTCAGGCGCTCAAGTACCGTGCCGCGTGGTCGTCTCGCCCCCGCCCCATACGCAGCCAGGAGTGATACCAGTGTTGTCGCCCCCATGATTTACTCCGCTGGTTCGCACTTGTGTACCATGCTGGAGGTGTCCACCCCAGCGCCCACGGCGTTAACGCCAGTCATCACCCATGCTGTAGGGTCCAGACTCGTCGTGCATTTCTCGCCCGCACTGTTCGTGTAACTCACGCAACCAGTGAGGGCGACGGTGAGCACAGCCACCATCGCCATCTTGAACATACGTCCCCCTAGTCCAGTAATAATCCGATCACAATCACAACGACTGTGAGTACTAAAGCTAACTCAATTGCATCGGCAGACATCCCGCCTCCGCCGCGTCGGCTAACAAGCCTTCTTCGTGCAGCTTCATGAGCAACGTGTACTGTGAGCGCACGCTACAAATCAGGAGATACCGCACCACGTTAGCGAACGCAGACGTGTCGTCATCATGCAGCAGCTCCACCACATCATTGCCGCCCGTGTTGTTGAACATCAGGAAATACTTTTCCATCCACGGATGAACCGGGTACAGCTCACTTGCTTTCGGCATCGGCATTCTTATTGTCCTCATACACAACCACGCCAGCCAGATACACAATAGCGCCCAGCAGCTCGCGGCGGCGGGCACCGCTGTCTTTCATGTTCATCGCCTCGACCACTTTCTTGCACACCTGATAGGTCATCCCGGTCGGGTTGCCCAGCAGTCGGCTGATAGCCTGCATCGGCTGGTGGTCGAACGGCAGGTCATTAGCGTGGCGCTCTTTGCCTTTACCGAACGCGGCCTGTGCGTAGGCGTCTTGCAGTACTGCCGCCAGATGCTCATACCCAGGCGCGTCCATCGCACGCTCAGGCTGGTGCGGCATTGCGTTATCCTCCAGCAGCTTGAGCGCCTCGATTAGTGCGTCAACATCCACCCCGCCCGGACCACCGAACGCTTTTTGCATCAGCATGTTGAAGCGCAGGTTCCCGTCACGCATACGCGGGCGCGGCGCAGGCTCAGGCGTGTTCATGCGAATAACTTCCCGCTCAATCGCTTCGTGAACACGCTGTCCTGCTTCCAGCGCAGACTTCGGCGCGGGTCCATTGTCCAGTGCGTCGCGGATAACCTTCTCAATATCCATCCCCGCCGGGACTTTCAGAATCTGCACCAGCTCCTCGCGCTGTTCGGCCTTCGGGTCTTCCTGTTTCCACCCGCGATTTGTTGCCCACATCTGGATGTAGTCCGCCACCACATCATGCGGCTCGCCATATGGTGAGTTAGTGTTGTGCCCCATGTACTCCGCGCGGATACCACGGTCACTGTAACCAGCCAGCCAGCGGCGGCAGATATCTTTCAGGTGCGCCGCGTTTCGCGCCGTTGCTGTACGGCGCTCGCTGTCGTGTCCTTTGATACGCAGGGTAAGTTTAATTCCAGCCATAATATTATTGGTTAACCTCGCTCAACCATTCGTTAGTAAGTTCGACGGCCTTCGCTACAATGTCGGACTCGTCCACCCGTACACCAGCCGCCGCCGTCTCTGCAATCCATGCCCCCAGCGGTTCGGCTACATCGTAGTACCACACGCCGGGTCCGTCCTGTTCTGCCAGCAGTGGAGTGACCGCGTTATCCACGTCATCCGCTACACAATTCAGGGCACGCGCCGCTTCCACTTCGCCGCCCCCGCAATATGTTTCGTTGATAAGGTTGCTGTCCTGCCCTTCAGTGCCCAGCACATCACGGTAGCCGCCATATATAAACATCGCTGTAAGTTCCATCGTCTCTATCCTCTCGTGTAATCGACAAGGCACCCCACAGGATGCCTTAGCTATTACGCGTTCAGCGTAGTCGGCATGTTGTTCGCCAGCTCCAGACTATCCAGCCTGTCCGCCAGCTTACGCAGCGCCGCCGCTACCCCCGCACAATGCCCCGGCTCACTGCTGGCGATGCACGTCACATTCTCAAAGCGCCCGTCCGGCTCGTCGCGTACCAGCTCAAGCTCCGCTGCCGATAAGGAGTACAGCTTGTGTCCACTCCGGCCAGTGGATTCCATCAAGAACAGCGCGTTAGTATTCCCGCCCCGTGTCACATACGGCTCGGCGAAAATGATATCGCCAGTCGCACAGCCCACGCCCAACATGCCCGGCTCAATCACCATCGTTACTTCACGACCAATCAGCTTTTCCATCTCAGACCTCGTAGTTAGTTGTCGTCACCTCGGCCTCGCCTTTATGGTTCGTGCCGATCACTTTATAGAAGTTGCCCCCACAGTAGGGGCACGTACTGAAACTATCCCATGTGATTCCCGCCGCTGGCTTCAACGCCACCAGCTGGTGGTCACAGTGCGGGCATGGGTAGGTGACGCGCGGCTCACCGTTGCGACGTGCCGCCGCCAGCCATAGCTCATAGCGGTTAATTCGTTGCTGGTCTTTCACCCTCTATCACCTCCACCGAACGCCCCGGAACGGGGGCACAGTCAAACTCACGTTGCGGGAACGCCTGCGAATACTCCACCTGCAAGGCGGCACACTCGCGCTCTGTCATAAGGTCGGTGCCCACTGCCTTGAACTCACAGTCAGGGCACAGCGCCACCGCCAGAATAAAAGCCGGAACCATCATAGTGCGCGCACCTCTTTGTACCATGCGACAAAGGCTTCATGCGCCACGGCTCCCTTCTCAATGGTCGCCTTCGCCATCGCCTCAGTCATGCCGTAGTCCGCCGCGAACTTGAGCACGCTGATATAGTTGTTCACGTAGTCCAGATAGGCTTCCTGCAAGCCCGTGATTGTCTTCTTAGCTTTCGCTGCCACTGTCTTCCTCCGCTGCCGGATACGCCCGGCAGATGTCTTCCCACGCTTCCGCCGCAGTGTCGAAAGCGCCCCCTCTGTCTACCCAGAATTTCGACGCCCAGTACCAGCGCCACGGCTCCCCATAGATGCGGAACCCGGCGTTACTGGCGCGGGAGATAGCGTCCTCGTCGGTCATCATTCTTACATCCTCGTCATAGCGATGATGACAGCTGCTACACATATCGCTGTCACCGCTGCCGCAAACGCCTCCGGCCAGTTCATACCTGTTACCCCCGATAGTAATACGTCGCCGCCTCGCCGCCTTCCTCCAGCGGTTTCAGGTCAACGCAGCTGTAGTCCAGCTGCAACTCATCAGCCGCAGCCTCCCAGTCAATATGACGATACGGCCACGCCGCCTCGCGCATCCCCGGCTCCGCTATTTCCTCGGCCAGCTCTTGCGCGTACTCAGTGAAGTAGTCGGAGTTGACCAGCGTCACCGGGTACCAGTCACCCTCCCACTGCTCGTCGCCGCCGTAGCCTTTCAGGTCGGACAAGAAGTCCTCCAGTATCGCCAGCTCGCGGGCGTCGTCCGGGTTATCCTCTGCCCACTTCGCCTCGCCCTCGTCCCACGTACCCTCGGTACCCGCCTCCTCGCAGGCGTCCACATGCTCCATCGCCGCGCTGTCACGCTCGCCGCGCAGGTCTTCCACGCGTTCTATAATGTCGCGCACGTCAATGGTGTTGTCATTGAAGTTGTCGGAAAGTACAAAGCTCATATTCATGCCCTCGTGTCGGTGTCCGGGTACTATATACACCCGGCGTTTACATTGTCAATCGGCTATTGCTAACCACTCATAATCATATGGCCTGCTACTCACGGCCTCGCGGCTTCCATATTTCACAGGCCATATTGTTATGGGTGATAGAAGTCTGTTATCCCGTCCAGCAAGTCGGACTCATCCAGCAGGTCTACCAGCTCCGCCATCTTGCGTGTCACATAGGCGACGTGTTCTTCCATCTGTATGACGTCCGCCACCCCGGCGTAGAAGTCCAGCGCCAGCAACTCCGGGCGAACCTGCTCAACCCAGCGGCGAACGCCCTCATGCAACATGCCTACGTCAGTGCAATACTTATCGCAGCCGCAGAGGATGAACAGCGTCACGTTATGTTTCAGCTCATCAATCGCAGTATCCGCAGACGTAGCCCAGAACTCCGTGTCAATAGCCGCCGGGTTAAATTCATCCGACCACTCGTCGCCCTGCTCCGGGTCTCGCCAGTCCAGACGGAACAGCGTCAGCCCGCTCCGCTCCGTCAGTGTATAGTTGGCGCTATCAAGTGCGCGCTTGCCCTCTACATCCACCTCAACCGCACGTAGTTCAATCATCTCAGTACCCCAGCCAGGCGAGCACAACTTGTGCCGCGTAGTTCTCTTTGTCCCCGCAGTCCCTGAAAAATTCGGCCTGCTCATCCTCCGGTATGCCGTGGCGCACCAGCTCTTTAACCGCACGGGCGCGGCATATCTCCACGCCCTCCGCACTCTCGTAATAGGTCACGCTTTGTCCTCCAGCAGTGCCGCCACTTCCCGCAGCTGGTCGGCCTTCTCCACCAGTCGCTTACACACGGCGGCAACATTCTGGACGGCCTCATCCTCGCAGTGTTCTTCCCACAGCTCGCGGGCGATCTCCTCCAGTGATATCCCGTCGGCGTCCGCCCAGTCGAACCCGAACCCGCAGGTCTCCCCCGTTGTAACCCACTCGTCCCCGACTCGTGCGGAGTACACGAACCCATAATCCCCGGCGTACAGGTCGCGCAGTAGCTGGCGCTGCAAGCTGTCGTATGCTTCCCGGCTTGGATTCTCCCGGCCCTGCTTCGCGTAGTCCGCCGTCAACTCAGACAGCGACACCTGCAACGGTCGGTAATACGTCCAGCTGTTGCGGTCGGCCTCAGGGTTAGTGATGGTCACGCCCCCCTTGTGCTCGTCGCAGTGCTCCCACTGCTCGCGGAACATAGCCTCCGCGCCACCGAACAGCACAACGTTGATATGAAATTCTATCCCGTTGACGTCCCGTACCAGTGACTCCATAACGTCTGACATATCTGTATCTCCCACAGTTAACTAAACATAATCGGACGCCGCACCCGGCGACGCCCTGTTATGGTCAGTAGTCTTCTAACAGCTCGTTACTCATCGGGCGATCTCCTTCACTATCTGGCGAAGCGCCGTGTCTATATGGTCGTCGTTCAGGTACGCAGACAACTTCCCGTAGAACCCTAACATGCTGGAACTTTTCCCGGTGAAGCGCTGCCCGTCGAACTCAGTAGGCTGGCGCACCGCCACATGGAACAACTGCCAGCGACAAGCCTTGAATTTATCTTTAATGTTAGGATGCTTCACCTGCATATGCTCCGCATAGCGCTCGACAAATTGCGCTGGCGTTTCGTCAGGCGCTTTGTTGTAGTCCACTACCCGAATAACCAGCGCTCTCAACAAGTCATAATCTGCCGCAATCATTTTCATAGTGCTGCCCTCACTCATTACTAAACATAATCGGACGCCGCACCCGGCGACGCCCTGTTATGGTCAGTCCCGCGAAATAGTCAGGCCGCTTTTGTCTTTGATACGTCCCTTGCGATCCCGGCTGTACTCCCACTCGACACGCACCCCTATCAGGTCACGCAGCACACGCTCGACACACTCCACCCCACACGCGCCGTTAAGGTACAACCCGTTGCTGGTGCGACACAGGCCGTAGTAGTCCCGGATTGTGTCGTCGCTAACCTCACGGGTGCCGTCGAACCACTCCGGGAATAGTGCCATTGTGACTTGGGCCAGACTGGAGCCCAGCATATCGTAGCCGCCACCCATGCAACGCCCTTTGATCCCCTCGCCTACTATAGTGCAGATGTTATAGCCGTAGGTGTCCTGGCCGCGTGAGACGGTCCAGCGAACCGCAAATTCTTTAACCATGATATTACTCCTTCTGTTGATATAATCGGCGACACTCCGCAAAGTATCGCCTGTTATATCTACTACTCATCATCTAGCGGGTATGCCTCTACTCGCATGATATAGATCACATTCCCACCATTGCCGCCCGTATGGTTGCCACGCTATACGGTGCGCCGTCCGGCGTTTCCGCCTTGCCCATCTCTCCTATACTTTCCAGCATCAGGCGGGCGGCGGCGTCGCGGTTAGCGCTGTTGCGTATGCACTCACGCGCCAGCTTGTACAGCCCCTCGTCATTGTTGATCCACAGGCTAACGTTCCAATGATTCCAGTTCTTGTGCCCCTGATATTTCGCCATCGTCTTAACTCCAGTTGATTAACATAACGGGCGGCACTCCCACGAATGCCGCCGATTCTGTTAACGTTGCTCCAGGCGATTCCGTATCATGTGCTCACCCACACGCACGGCGCTTTCCTCATCCAGCAAAGTAAACGCGTGACGCCACACTTTAAACTCGTGGCACCAGTAGTACAGCCGCGCCCGCCCGTCCTCCAGTGGGCGCACTTCGTAAGTCTCGCTAATCTCTATCCCGTAACGCTCTTTGGTTACCATGCCGCGCTTATGCCCCGTGTGACTAGCGCAATCATCGCTCATACACGGCCCCATATCATCGTACTGTCGCCCACACACCCCACAGGTAAAGCTCATACAATCGCCCCCTTAACAGCTATCTCAATCAGCGCACCGCGCAGCAGTCCGCTACATACCCGGAACGCCTCGCTGGCGGGCATCCCGTTACACTTCGCCCCCTCCATCATGCGGCGGTAATGCGCTACCAGCTCGCGGCGCTCCGCCACTGCCAACCCATTCCACCCCCTCGATGTCAGGTATGCCCCCAAGAACTCAGCAACACGGGCGGAGTTCTCCCGCGTAAACCCGGTCTCCTCCTGCATCGCCCGCAGTATCCCGTTGCGGACGTGGTTCACCACACGCATAAAATTATCGCCGCAGTCCTGCACCGCCCGGCGCACCCGCTCGTTCGTCACGCAGCAACCCGTCGCCGCAATAATGCGCCCGTGCATCGCTTCTACCTGCTGTTGTGTTACTGCCTGCATTGTCAGCTCCTGTTATATTCACCAGTAATCCAGACAATGCCGCCTCCACTCGTTACTAACATGAAAGCGGCATTAGCTTATCACTCAATGCTTATGCTTTATCGGCCTCCCCCTTGCCACCCGTAGACACTAATGCTAATCGGCTCTATGGCCTTTGTGTGTCCGCCTCTCTATGGTCTCATCGCTTCGGTCGGTATGCACCCGGTAAACTTCCCCGGTATCTATAGCCCTTGAGCCTCTCAGGGACCAACCTAACTGCAACGGATGGCGGTAAGATATCCAAATTGTTAAAGAACATTCGCACAAGCTCAGATGAACCATCTGGCTAACCCTGTCGTCGGGTTGCTAGGGCGTTTCAGTGTTGCCCCTCACCGTCTCAATGTGTGGCTATCATATATCAGCCATCTCAGATTGTCAATCGGTTATTGTTGCCTTGTACTGCTCAACTACTACCGCTTGTACTAGCAACCCGGTTAATGTTGCCTGCCGTGTTGCTATGGGACACACAATACACGGGTTGTATTGCAATGTCAATCGTTTTCGTGTGATAGATTGCAATGCAAGGTAAATGCTATTGCATACCCTGTGCGCGGCGGCGCAGTGTGGGCTGTGCGCGTGCCGCTTGCACTGCAAGCATAGAAAGGGCGCGGCCTGCTAGTGCAAGCGCGGTGCACTGCAAGCGTAGACAGGGGGCGAACGTAAGTCTTTGATGTAGCTGATGTTTCCTCTTGTAACCTGCTTGTTTCCTGCGAAACTCTTTATAAATCAACGTTGTATCCTTGTTTCCTGAAAAATGCCAAAAATGCGGATTTATTACGGGAGTCACGTATATGCACAAACGTGCAATACAAGCGGCAATGGGTCGCACGTGGGGCGTCATGCAAAAAATAGGCTACAAAGGCTACATTGTTTATAAATAATAATAGATTGATATATATAATATATAAATAAAACAACAACTTGCCGCCATTTCACACTAGCAACAGGATTTTCTATAGATACAAGCTGGCTACAAATAGCATAATTCACTACCTGCTATTGCAGGGCGGGACGTGCATGGCGGGCTGTGGGCCACGGCTGGCGCGGCCTGCGCGGCATTCTGCTATTGCAAGGCTGTGCAAGGCAGCGCGGAAAACTCCTTATAAATCAACGAGGTTACAAAGGCTACAAAGGTTAGCCTTGCACAGCCTTGCAATGCGCGGGGCGGTGTTGTTTGTATAATGCGTAAGGATATCAACGACTTGCAGCAGAACATTCTACACGGGGGCACCGCTGGCACCGCTGGCACGGCAGGCGGCGCAGCAAATGGCCTTACGAATCAATAGCTTACTCCGCTGGTCGGGCCACCCTGGCCCCCTTTGGACCGCGCCGGGGGCGGGGCGCGCACCAGTACTACATAGTATTACCCTCGCCACTTGAGGATTTTTATTTTTTCTGCCAGCATAGCCTGCATTGCAAACTAAACACGGGAGGTATACATGAAGTACATTGCAGTCAGGACTCGCGCAGATGACCCACGGCTCGTGGCGTGCCAGGATGCTATGAGCAGCGTGTGCCTTCGGTCGCGCATCGTAGAGAACATACGCAATAACGCTGAGTATATGCGGTCGTTCGATGTCAAACCGGACCGGGATGGCACGGCCACACTATGGGCCACGTTCTACAACGCCCAGGAGGATGCCGCCATCAAGCGAGCGTCAGAATTTTTTTCTGGAATTTTGGCAAAAACCTATGTCCCCGGCGCTGAGCTGGAGGAAGACGATTTTATTGACAAGTAATGCTTGCAGCGCGGCTCAGCATGTTTTATAGTCTGTGTCGTCAGGGGGTGTTTGGTTTCCCATAGTCCATGCCCGGCGTGTCGAATCAGACATCCCCCTGGCACCCATAGCTGCGCGGGTAAGCCAACTAACCTCGCCTGGTGTGACGGTGCTCCGCAGCTGTGGGTAGCTCTACTTGCAAGGCCGACCTGTATGTTGCATAATCGCATCACGACACAGGAGGGCATATGCAAACCACCCATCGCACAGTAGAGACCATCGTAGAGGAACATGTTGACGCGCTGCGTCACCTGGTACTCGACTACCGCGCAAGACATGGCGAACTCCCCGATACCATCAACTTACAGCTTTCAGTAGCCGAAGATACTGCCGCACAGCCGCTGGCATTACGCCTGCGCCAGTCTGGTTGGGTGCTCATTACGCAATCCCACAAGCCGGGACAGTCAACTATCTCCATGACGTTCGCCACCCAGGGAGGGGTACCATCATGACCGACACAGCAAAGCTGCTTGAGGGTTACACACCAACCATTATCACGATTGAGCCATACGAGATGGACGTGACCTTCGTGTGGTCTCCCGACGAGCAGCAGGCACTGGCCCGGTATTTCACGAACAGTGACGACAAGCGGTGGAAGGAGTGGGGTTCGTACATCGCCGACACTGAGTGGAATTGTCGCGGCATGTCATGGGTGGGTAGCCTGGACGTCCCGGCTGTTGTGGGCGTGAATCTCCCGCTGTTCTATAGCGGCGAGGATGGCCAGATGATGTTCCGCAACGCGATGGGAACACTGGCTCACGAGATATTCCATATTATTATGGCCCTGTCGAAGAACATCGGCGAGAACCCGGAGTATGGCCACGAGGAGCCGATGGCTTACCAGACGGGATTCCTTATGCGGCGCGGGCTTGAGCTGCTGGCGGCGGAGTGTCCGAACCTGCACACGATGGTAGACAACGCGGCGAAGTAGCTCACGCACAATAATCAGGCTATGATATCCTCCGGTTAATCGACCAATCGGAGGATTTTTTATGGCTGGATGTTGCGGCGGGGTGGGGAAACCCAACTCCACAATCGTCTACCACGATGGCAAGTCTGCCTATGAGGTGTGGCTTGAGGCCGGGCATACCGGGACCGTGGACGACTTCTTTGAGTACCTGCGCGGCCCGGCGGGCGAGTCTGTCAAGGGCGACAAGGGCGATGATGGTCGCTCTGCTTATCAGGTCTGGCTGGACGCCGGACACACGGGTACCGAGTCTGACTTCCTGGCGTGGCTTCGTGGCCGCAAGGGAGACCCAGGCGTGGGTATCAAAACCATTACTGCTACACAAGAAGATGTATAGGAGCTGACTTATGGCTAAAGACCAGAAAGTTACACTGACCTTTGACATGACCGACAACACCAGGAAGACTGTGGCGTTCACAGTTCCGGCGGGTAAAGACGGTAAAGACGGCAAAGACGGTACTAACGGCAAAGACGGTACTGACGGTGTTGGCATCATTGATATCACTGCTACGCAGGAAGATATCACCGACTAAGTGGGTGACGCATAATGGCGAAAGACCAGAAAGTAACGCTCAACTTTAAAATGAGCGACGGGACAACTAAAGCTGTCTCGTTCACGGTCCCGGCAGGTGCTGGCGGCATCCTGCCTCCGGTAGCAGAGGTGATAGACGCTAACACCGACGTGCAGGCGGTAGTTGAGCGTTTCTTCAACGCGATGGAGCAGAAGTTCACTGAGCCGAAGGTTATCCATTACTTTAATGTTACGGATGCCGCCGACCCGACGGCACCACCGAATACTGCGTTTATCAGCATTGTCCCGACCGACGGTGGCAAATTCATCCTGGCCAGTGGCGCTATCGCCGGGAGCGTAAGACAGCCGCAGGTGAACTATGCCTGGTATAACGACGATGGCTCGGAGTCAGTCCAGATTATGGAGATGGTGGACACGTACCGACGTGGCGATGGTATGACCGTTGAAGGCGATGGCACAAACGCCGAGGGGCTGTTCAAGGTCAAGCTGTCCAGTAAGTCGGGTAACGCGCTGAGCATCGACGCAGAGAACGGTGGCCTGTTTGCCGAAGCTGGTGGCGGTAGCCTGTCCATCCAGGGGACTGCGCTTATGGGCGACGGCACTGTAGAGAACCCGCTGAAAGTCAATTTGTCGCCGCAGCCCGATAACCAGGTTAAGGATGAATCTGGGCTGTACGTCGCACCATCTGAGGTGATGCACAACGACAGCATTACTGGTGATGGCACTGAGGGCAGTCCGCTGGCGGTCAGGGTTTCCGAACAGGGTAAGAACGCACTCTCCCTGATTACCGAGGCAGAGTCGGCTACTCCTGGTCTTTTCTGCGAAGCCTTCGTTGTTGACCTGCCAGCGGGTACGGTGCTGACAACGGTCACTACACCCGGTCGTTATCGCATCAAGGGTGAGGCGAATGGCGGGGCGTCGCTTGGATTCCCCGTACCAGTGTACAGCAACGCCGAAGTATACATGGACGTTGTAAAATCCCAGAGTTCCAGCAGTGGTAGCAATCCGGTAGTGACACAGTATTTTTATGCGTCGATGCTGGAGAACCGTCCTGGGCCG